TAGTAATAGTTGTGGAGAAGTTAGGATCATCACCTAGAGCAGCAGCTAGTTCGTTTAGTGTATCTAGTGTCCCAGGTGCAGAGTCAACTAAGTTAGAAATAGACGTATCTACGTAACCCTTAGTTGCTGCATCGTTTGTATTAGTAGGTGATGTAAGGTTAGTGATGGTAGCTGTAGTACCAGCATTCATGTTCAACGTACCGTCGATAGTCACGTTGTTGAAGCTAGATGAACCAGTTGATGTAATGTTACCAGTTACGTCACCAGTCAAATCACCAGTTACGTTACCTGTGACATTACCAGTTACGTTGCCTGTTACTGGGCCTACAAAAGAAGCTGCTGTAACTGTCGTGCCTGTGATAGCTGCTGGAGTTGTTGTACCAATAGTAGTACCGTCAATAGTACCTCCATTAATATCAGCAGTCGCCAGTGTAGCTTGTCCAGATGTCGATACAGTTGTAAAGCTACCAGCAGCAGCACTAGAAGCACCAATAGTAGCACCATCAATAGCACCTCCGTTGATGTCTACAGTGGTAAGTGTAGATGTACCAGTTGCTGTTAGATCAGTTACTGTAGCTGCAGCAGATGTAGTTCCACCAATAATCACATCGTCTAGTGTACCACCGTTAATGTCAGCAGTAGCAGCAGTAAGACTTGTGTTAGCTGTAAGAGTTGTGAATGTACCAGCAGCAGGTGTAGCAGCACCAATAGTGGTATTGTCAATAGCACCTGAGTCTAAGTCAGCAGATGTAATGTTAGCTGTGCCTAGTGTAGTTACACCAGTAACACCTAGAGTACCACCGACTGTAGTGTTACCAGTTACACCAAGTGTACCACCAACAGTAGCATTACCAGAGGCATCCATTGTGGTGAAGTCAGCTGCAGCAGGGGTAGTGCCGCCAATAACAGTATTATCAATAGTACCGCCAAGAATAGTAACAGAACCAATCTCACCAATACCGTCTACATATAAGTTCTTAAACTTTAGTCCTGATGTACCAAGGTCAACATCGTTATCCGTTACAGGAACAATAGCACCGTCTTGAATACGTACCTGCTCAACTGCAGCACCAGAGACTTCAGAGTAAAAACTAATACGGTTATTTGATGTGTCTACTACTACTTTGTTGAGAGCATCGACATCAGCAATCAGAGGTATGTAAGCACCTTCTGTAGAACTACCATCGTGTTTATGTCCTCCTGAGAAAGCAAAGGCATCCCGTATCGCATTATATTCTGCGTTTACTGGTGCAGCTTTGATAACCGCATTAGCGATAATGTCAGCTACGGACTGTCTTGAATAACCTGCCATTTTATAACCTGTCTCCTACCCCAAATGTAACCACTAGACCTTGAATACTATGTGACGCATTGGAATCGTTAGTTACGAATTTAAATGATGCTGACTTACCTGAACCTGATATGTTTGTACGTTTAACAGGAGCAGGGTTACCATCAAAGATTGCTGTGCTATCATACAAAGCTTCATTATAATAAGCAGCAGCACCTTCTGTTGTTAATGTGAAGTTTGTAGGGCTTAATGTGTCAACATCTTCATAGTCATACAAAACTGACATAACAATCTCGTTATCACCCTCAGCCCGTAGATATGTAGCTACAGTGTAAAAGATTTTACGTTGCTCTGGGTCTTGCATATGAAAGAACGGTGTTTGAAAAACACTAAAGATGTCATCTCCATCAAAGTCATTGCCACGTTCTTGCCTATGAACTTTACCTGCGGAATCACCGTGTATAATAAATTCGTTTTGTCCTATATAACCACTGTCAGCACAAGTAGCTGTAATACCTAGCATCTGGCTATATTCAAACTGTAGTCCGTTAGGTGTCTGTCTAAACCCACCAATAATACCTTGAGAGTCTGCTGCACCAAAGAAATAACGGAACTGTGTTTTCTGCCTAATGACTACTGCGTTAAGACTTTCTAGGTCAATATCAAACACAATGTCAGTAAAGATAGACTGAATGTCTTTTGATACTGTCTCTAGGTTAACGTCACCAATCTTATCTGTACCACTGATAGGACGTAGACCATCTTGTGATAAAAAGAGTAGGTCACCACCTATCTCAATTACACTATCTGAAGCCATACACCCTAGATCATCTGTAACTTCTTGTAGTACAAAGTTAGAGATGTTATCGCCAACAAGCTTACGGATATTGTTAGTACCAAAGATATACAACACATCACGGAAAGATTTGATAGCTACAACAGGAAAGCCTACGTTAATAACACCAGCACCATCAGCAGGAGCAAAGCTAGTCTCATCGTAAGGTGCACTAAAATAAAGATTCGTGTTCTCACTAGGATCACCTGCTAAGAACATATGGTTTTTATATACGTGTGAGAACTTAGGTGCGCTGGGTGCATCTGCGTGTGTAATCTGAGTATAAGTTGTACCATCATATGTAGCTGCAGGGTTGATAGCATCAGTAAGAAGTATCTTAGAACTACCCCAGTTGTACTTAGTAAAACGTACCTTTGTCACACCAGTCATTGTAGGTGAACCAGAAGTAGTTACTGCAACCCAAGCTTCAGTAGCTGTATCCCAGTAATGTAAATAGTTAGAACCACTAGAAGGTGTACGGCAAGCTAGAATGCCATCGTTAATACCATTAGCTACACATACACCTAAGACATTACCTGTACCTGATACTGTACCGTAGTCGTTACTAAAGCCATTGATCTTTCTGTAACCACCAGTAACAGCAGGCTCATAGTTAATCAAAGAGATAGCTGAACCAGGCTGAGTCTCACCTTGTGATAACACATCACGACTAGTGTTAAGACCACCTTGGCAGAATACTTTAAATGAGGCTAGATTGTCAGCCATTAGACACCGCCATTAAAAGAGCTTGTTCTTGACCGTGAAACTACAGTAGAGCGCACAGACAGCGGATCATCCATCAATACTCGACGCATAGACTTAATACCGTCTTCAAAGTTCTTTTGATGCATAGCGGCACTTTGTTCATTACTACGGAAGCGCATCATAAACATCATTGCACCATCAACAACTACATGCTTGAAGCGATCAGGTATAATACACACATCATCATACAAGCTTAGATCTGCAGGGTAAGACCAGTAAGTGTACTCGATTTCATACGCAGCATTAGGTGTAGGTGTAACACCAAAAGACTCACCTAGAGTTTGATAAATACGTACAGGAGCACCATCGCCGTTTACTGTGTCACCTTCATCATCAGCTGCACGGAAGCTTTGAATGTATTCCTCATAAGACATAGCTCTCAAGTTCATTGGGCTATTGCCTACAGAGCTTAACTTCTTAAGATAGAATGTGTCCCAGTCTGCACTTGAGTAGTCTGAGGGAAAGCTATACTCACGTGTACCTACTGTAAGAGTCTGTGTATATGTAGTTTTAAGGAAAGGCCATTCTTGACCGTCCTGCAGAATAAGTCTAACGCTACTGTTTACTGCATCCTTAGCTAGTGCTTGAACGTTACGCACTGAGTCAAAGCCATCACCAGCAATGTCAAGTGTGACCTCGTTAAGTCTACGCAGTAGCTCATTTACTAGTGAAATGTAAGTAGCCATAGAGTTATCCTACTATTAGAAGTACTATAGGGCCAGCATGTAGCCAGCCCTACAGATTGTGTCACTTACTACGCAGCGTTGTAACGTGTTGTGATAAGCGCTTCTGGGCGTAGAATCTTACGTCCATACAAGTGCATACCACGAACGATGTCTGCGAATGAATCAGGGTCACGGTAGTTCTCAACTTTGTTGATCTGTTCCGCTGAAGCTACTGCTTCTTCCTGACCTGCAACGATAACACCGTAGTTGTCGTTCTGTGCTGTAGTACCAGAAGTACCTGCGCCAGTGCCTTTTGCTGGTAGGTTGTTTGAAACATAAACACGGAAGCCGTGTAGGTTGTTCATAACCAAACCATTCATCAAGCCTGATCCACCGAAGTCTGCATTTAGAAGACGTGAATCTTCATCTTTTAGCATTTCAATGAATACTGGGTCAACAACGATCCAACGTCCACGTGAGTCAACATTCTCTGTGTCCATCTTACGAGCCATACGAGCTACGACTGTTAGAGGAGATACAGTTGTTGCTGACAATGCAGTTGCGCCTGGTAGACGTGGTGCTAGAGGAACTGAGTCACCTGCTGTCGCTGTAGCAGAGATAGTCAAGTTTGAGAAATCAGTTGCGTCTAGGTGGTTCGCTGTTAGGAACTCGCCTGTTAGGTTAGCTGGAGTGTCATGCTGTGCATCACCAGATGTTGCAGTTGAATACTCACCTGCTGATGTGTGGCCTGACAAGTACTGCATCACGTCTGTGTCCATAGCGTCTGCCATTTTATAAGCAGCACGGTCAGCAGCAAGTGATACATAATCAACGTTTGCGAACTGATCTTCGATGTCATCCATTTTGAATGCGAAGTAGTTAGCTTTGTCGATTGTCAGTGAGAAGTCTTCGTTTGCAAGCTTCTCTACAGAAATACCTGTGTGACGCTCTAGTGCGTTAACAGTTACATCTGGCTCTTTTTGAATGCGAACCACATCACCTTGGTTGGCGATCTCACCGAAGTAAGAGTTGTTTGTGATTGCGTTTGTGACAGCAGATTTACGTAGAGCAATCTGTGCCTGTTTGGAGTAGATAATAGGAGACCAGTTGGTTCCTGTAAATCCACCCGATGCGGAAGTAATAGCCATAGTTAATTCTCCTTATAGATATGGCGTGATATTGTTACACTACATATCCACTAAAGAGGCCATTCATTCTAGGGTAGTCAGCGTAGCTCAATCAGATTGGCCTATCTTTTTAGAGCGCTGGGCCTATATGTTTGGGTAGTTCTTTGTGTGGCTAGTGCTAATTAAAGCATACACACTGTTTTTTGTGTATATACTATAGTTTTACTTATGTGAACAAGAATGTCAAGCATTACTTTGTCATATCATAAATAAATTTACCTGAGCGTTGCGCATCAAGGATTTCCTCTTGGCGCTTCTCATATTCTTTGATAGACATCTTAGCTATCTGTGATTCACGTAAGTAGTTCGATGCATCATCTTGTTGAACTTGTGTGTTACGTTTAGTACGAACTGAAGATGCAGCATCCTTGTCGTTATTCACAGGACGAGAGTCTTTGATGCCTTTATCTACTTTATACATATCAATAACACGTCCGACTGACTTTGCGTCTTCTGCGTTCTCGTATAAAGCATCTTGAATTACTTTCGGCTGTGACTCTGCCCACGTATGGAAAGCATCATCAGCACGAATCTCTTCAAAGTCTGGATGCATCTGTAGTAGCTCTGCTTCTGCACGTTGACGTTTAGCATCTACACGTAGCTCTTCGATTTCCTTCAAACGCTTATCAATATCTGATGCACGTTCTTCAGCTTTACGATCAGCGATAGCTTCTACGATACCAGCTACGTCAGGGTACTTACTTGCCCAAGCTTCGATCTCTTCAGTAGTCTTAGGTAGTACCAACTCGTTCTTAGTGGCTTTGTCTAGTTGAGACTGTAGCTTCTCAAACTTAACTTTCCACTCTTGTTCTTTCTCTTGAACGTGACGACGAAGATCACCATAGCGCTTCTTGAAGTTCTTCTCTTCTGCGCTTAGCTCAGCATCATCTCCTTCTTGGGATGCTTCAGCTTTGCTTGCTTCTTCTTGTTTGGTACTACTCTCTGCCTGTACTGGTTCTGAGACAGGCTCTTCGCTACGGGGTTCAGCTTCAGTAGTTTGTTTTTCTTCGGGCGGTTCATCTTCTTTAGCCATCCCAGCTTGTTTCATTAGTTCTTGTAACTCTTGTTCGTCACGACTAATACGTGCAGCGTTACGTTGATGTGCAGGTGAGTTCACCTCTAGTTGTTCTACTTCAGCCATTGTATTCTCCTTATGTTGGGGCCAGCTTCATGCGCTGGGTGGCCTTATTGTTATATGGATTGAGAGTTGTTATGTGTACATCCAGCCTAAGCCAGCAGCGTTTGCTTCGTCAACGGCTTTTTGCATTTCTGGTGGAAGAGCAGAACCTGCTTTACGATAAGCTGTAACCAAATCTTTAGGCGCTACTGCTCTAGCTTGTGAAGCAATAGCATTCAAACGAGCTTGTTCACTTCTGCTTGCACCAATACCTCTCGCTTTTACTGCCTCTAGAGCAGCGTTCTTTGGTTCTTCTTCTACCGCTGGTGCTTCAGCTGTTTCAGTTTCTTCAGGTGCTTTATATTCTTGATCACGGCGGTCACCTGCCCAAGAACGTTTGAGAGTTAATAGGTTACCTTCATCATCTTTAGCTTGAATACCCGACTGACCATCAAATCCTAATAGATCACCTAACCAAGTGTCACCAAAGTCTGTGCCTTTTTTGTTACCTTCAACTTGATCGCTAAAGTCTCTCAAGCCACCATACAAGGTAGCCTCGCCACCAAAGATACTACCTCTACGCTCAAGATCTGTTTTAATACCTTCAGACTCCATACGCTCAACAATATCGTTATAACGTGCTACTGCACCTGTGTTAACTAAGGCAGATATAGGAGCACCAATAGCACCTGCTAGACCTGCTGCTATGTTAGCCATTGTAGATAGACCTCTAGCTGTCTTCTCTAAGTCTTCACTCTTAATTTTTGATACTTCAATAGGGGCAGGAGCAAGTGCCTGTGATTGCTGTCCAATGTCATCTAAGCGTCTGGAATAACCGCTTTCACCAGAGGTCACTGCTGGAGCAACACTTGGTGCCACACCTGAAGAAGGTGCACCCACTGTTGTAGCTGTAGTTGTAGCTACTGGTGTTTGTGTGTAGCCTTGCTGTATAAGAGTGTCATACTCAGTTTGTTGTGCTGGTAAGCTCAGTGTACGTACTTCTCCGTTAGGCCCATACAGAGTCACAACTGTGATACCTGGAGTAGGAGCCGTTGTTTGCGCTAAGAAGCCAGGAGCAAAAGACATTCCTGTAGCTTGTGTAAACTGAGGAGCGTTAGGATCTACAGTACCGCCTTCAGCGTAACCTACAGTATTGCCTACAGCTTGAGGAGCAGGCTGCAAGTAAGGGTCAGCTTGAACAGAACCGCCCATAGCCATACCCGTTACTTGCTCTAATGCGGCGACTTCTTCAGGGGTTAAGTCACCGACATCTCCTTCAGACATTTCGACAGGCTCACCACCGATACGTCCGTTAGCTTCCATCTCCATCATACCACGTTTAGCTTCCTCACGCAAGTCCTCAAAGAACTTTACACCATAGAAGCGTACTACATCAGCAGGTACAACGTATTCACCTTCACTAAGTTGCGCTGGGATATCGTCACGCACTTCTTCAGCTAATGACCCAGGAGGTACTTCGTTTCCGCTTACAGGATCTACAGTAGCCCCATCATCAGTGAGACCACCTTCCTCCATCATAAACGCCATTTCCATCTGCTTAGCTGTGTCCATTAACTTCTTCCCTCATAAGTTTTAGTCTACGTAGTGCAGCTATCTCACCTTGTATGCGATACATTGCCTCTGCGTCATTGCTTTGCTCTATACGGACATGCGCTGCACCAATCTTACTATCTAGGTACTCTACATAAGCATCCCATAGAGGCTTGTCGTTTGTTATTTTCTTTAGTGCGCCTAAACTCATTTAGTTGGTCTCTCTACTAATCCACCTTTGTTGAAGCGTAGTTTAATATTTGTTGGATCAATAGTCAAGTTAGAAATGTCTAGGAGTGTACCTTCAACTGTTTTATTTAACTGATTATTATAATCATAGTCTGGGTTACTTACATCTCTATAAACAAGTTTTTTCTTACCTATCTCTACTTGATTACCTAGCTCAGCTTTTAACTGTTTAAGTGCTTTATTGTAAGCAGTTACATATGTATTATAGAAAGCAGAACCTTTAGAGATTTTTTCGGATACCTCATCTGCTCTAAAACGTTTCTCTGCAAGCTGCTCTACAGGAGGTAATACAATTTCATCTATACCTTTTGCTTTAGCGTCCGCTATAATAGCCTGTAAAGATAGACGTACTGTATCGGTTAGTTTTTGTATAGGCAAGTCTTTTTTAGTTATAGCTGTAGTAAGGCTACCTAAGTAAGTTTCTACACTGTTGTACATAGCATCACTTATAGCGTCTATCTCATAGTCACTACCATCATACTCTTTTCTTAACAAAGCCCCTGCTACTCTTGAAATACTACCTGTATCTCCAAATAAGTATTCCTCTTTTACACCACGCTCTTTAGCGGCTTTCTTAAATACATCAATGCGATCTTCTCTGCTTAATTTTTTATTAAGTCTTGTAGGTATAACTACGTCTTCAATGTAACTTTTTAGTTCTTTAATAGGTTTATCAGGAAAACCACTACCTTCAGTCTCAATTAAGTATTCAGCCTCTCTATAAAGACGGTTTAAATCTGTATCTAAGGTCTTTCTTTGTTTCTTCTTAAATTTAGGTAAATCGTCTACAACATTCTGTAGAGGGTCCGACTGAAGTTCTTCAATTAAGATGTAAGGTTTCCTTGACCCTCTTATGACTGTAGGATGTGCCATTTTAGGCATAGGGACGCTAATTTCACCCTTTTCTTGAATTAGGTAAGAAGGAAGCTTATCTACATAATCAAAACTAGTAGGGTCATTTTGTTGGCCCCAACGAATAGCAGGTCCGTCACCTCCTTGACTTACTAATCTAACAGGCATAGTTTGAACCCCTATTTTCTTTAAGGCCCAAGCTCTATGCCTACCATCGTGACCTGTTACTTTTGCTGTACCGTCACCGTTATTCTTAAAGGTTAAAGAAGGAATAGAGTCAAACTTAGTTCCTTTCTCAGCCAACTCTACAGTGTTTTTTAGTTTTCTTATTTCAATTCCATCTTCAGCTGCCTTTAAGAAATGCTTAATAGGCATATCAACGACTATCTCTCTTGACTTGTCGTTTTGTTTCTTAGCGACTTCTAGTGCCTCTTCACTAAACTGAGGATAAGTTTTTAAGGCTGGTTGTTCAATACCTCTAACGCTGTACCTTGTATGTGCAAGATTAGAAGGGCCAAAGTGGGTAAATAAGCCTAAATCATCTTCTGATTCAATACTAAGCTCAACGTAGTCTGTTTCTTTATCTTCTAAAAAACTCTGTCTTTGTGTTGTTTTGTATTTAATAGGAGTGACTTTAGTGGCCTTAACCTCTAACCCACCTAGACCTTCTTTAGCACTCTCAGCTGTGTATAACTCACCAGGCTCTAGTCCTAACCCACGATACTCCATCTCACCTTGTGTGACTTTAGGTGCACGTTTACGTACAAACGCTTCGATGTTCTCACCACGTGTACCTTCTTTACCGATAGGCGCTTCGTCAATAGCACTCTCTAGTGGGCTATAGAATCGTGCCACTGTAGGGTCACTAGGATCAGCTACATCCGTCAGTACCTCTTCTGTTTGTTTAAACATAGGGTTGTACTTGGGGTTGTCAATGATGCCAAGCGCTGAGCTTAGCTCTTTAGCTATCATACGAGAGATACCTGACATTAGCCTACGTTCCCACTAAATCCTTGTTCGCCTGGTTGTGGTGCTGTACCTGTACCCATCTGCCCACCACCTGAGCCAGTTGTGTCTTGTACTTGTGCACCTGCTGGAGCTTGACCCTCTGGACCTGGCGCTGGGCCTGGTTGAGGAGGCTGTTGTGGTGTGAACTTCTTGAATAACTCAGCTTGGATAGCTGCGTCTTGCATAGAGTTAGTCACCTTGTCTGGGTCTAGGTCCATGCTCTTAGCGATCTCACGAATGATATAGTCCATCTTAGCGAAAGGTGCAAGCATCGGGTTAGACGCTACCTGTAAGAACTGCATTAGGCGCTGGGAGCGTACCTCGTTAGACATCAAGCTTTCTGTACCTGATGCTTTGACTTCTAAGTCGCCCTTGATTGACTCATCAAAGTCAAACTGCATGTTGAAGCTAAAGAATGCTTTACCTAGAGGCCCAAGCAAGTAGTCGTCTACATTTTTAACTACTGAACGGATAGAGCCGTTGGCAGCAGACATAAGCATAGAAATACCAGAGGCAGTACGACCAACTCCCGATACGCCTGTCTGACCATGTGCGAAGGAAGGGAAACCAGTTGATTCATCAGCTAAGACCCTAGCTTTGTCAAATAGTTGCATATTCTCTTGGGCAACGTTGGGGAACTTTGTACCGAAGAGGGCTTGTCCAGGTGCACCACCTTGTCGCCTAAACACCTTCCCTGGGTACACTGACATATCTTGTCCTGGCACCAAGTTGGTTTCGTCCACTTCGATGATAAGGTTGCCAGATAAAGCAGCATTGTCGATAGCCATCCGCATAAAGCCATTCATTAATGTCTGTGTATCGTCCATGTTCTCTGCGATACCGACACCAAAAAACGAGTAGGGGTTATGTTCATAAGGTGTTGCGTAGTAAGGAATACGTGCAGGCTTGAATGGGTTTAGTACCATACGTAGTACTTCACCGTTACAGATCCAGATGTTACAGCTGATCTCAACTAAATCTTTAAACTCTTTAGGGATCTTGACACCATTATCTTCTAGGATATCTATATCTACAAAACCCCAGAACTCTAACACTTCCCAGCGCTCTGACTCAGATAGTGTGTCGTCGTCTTCCATCTTCATTTCCCAGTGCTTACGTACATAGTCTGGGCTTTGAGCAATAGCTGTTTCGATAGCTTCGTCACGGAAGTAAGGACGACCTTTTAGTGCACGAAGCTGGTTACGTGACATCTTGTGACGTTCAACTACATACTCTGCGTCATCCATTGATGTAGCTTCTGGGTCAGGATAAAAGTTCCAAACTGAGACATTGTTACACTCAGGTACAGTCTTAACTAGAGGTTCATACTCACCGCTTTCATTCCAGTTAGGGTACTCTTTATCTACAGCGAATGGTCCTTTCATTACGCCTGTACCAAGTAGTGCCATCTCGAAAGCCATAGAGCGTAGATGCTTAGATGCGCCACTCTCTTGTAGCTGATCGTGGATCTTCTTTTCCATCTTCTTAGCTGCAACAAGCGCTGGGTGGAAAGACACTGTAGTAGGAGTAGTACCGTCACCCTCAATAACCTTGTCAGCTACAGGAGCTAACTTGTTACGCATACCAGCAAGACGCTCTTGTAAGTCAATGATAGTCTCTCCTGGACGTAGCTTACCATCATCACCTAGTAGCGGAGTAGGCGCAGCAACTTGTTCTGTTACTTGACGAGCTTCATCACCAGCTTGTTCTGCATTAGGATCTACATTGATGTGTACAGCATCAGCTACACCATCAGGTAATACTGTAGGATCTACAGACAGAGGGAACTTATTGTTACCGAATAGTACATCTACGATCTGACCATACGCAGCAAGAGTCTTAGTCTTAGTAACCTTAACAAATACACGAGACTTCTCTGTGTCTGTGAACTGTACGTCTGGACCATACAAGCCACGATAGTTACGATAGGCACGTAGCCAACGCTCTTCGTCTACTTGTCGTGCGTCCTCTGCACGTTTATAACGCTCGTTAACATACGTTACTACGCTACTGACAGACTCGAAGAGTTTATCACTGCCATCTTCTGCAGCAACTACTTCGTCTGTGTCAAAGTTTAGATCATCAATGTCTGCCATATTTTAGTACCCGAATGTTGAGTCTGAAGCTTGAAAACCAGTACGACCACTTTTAGCTGGATCGTAATCCCATATAGAACTGCGTGGTCTTGTCATAATACCATAACGCAAAGCATCATACAAGTGGTCTTCTGCATTTGTGTCTACATCTTCTGGGTTTTTCTTATCCAAAGGTATAGACGGTAGTTGCGCTATCATGTTGGTGCAGGTAGAGAAGAATACGAGTCTTGGCTCCTCAGTAAACTCATCTACCTGTAATCGACGGTGTATCTCGTTCTTGCCAGAAACACGTGAGCCTCTTGAGCGATCTGAAGGACGCCATCTGCAACCCTTCATGTTCATCTGCTCTGCCAAGGATGGGCCAGTGTCTCCACGGTTGTGCCACAAAGAAGAGTCCAACACGCCGTATCTGATTGTACCATCGTTAACCTCTTCTCGCAAGATCATATCTGCTAAATCAGAAGCTGTAACTTTAGAACAATATAGTTCCCTGTATACAACCAGTTGTTCACTTGGGCTGACAGCGATCCAGACCACTCCAGTGAAGGAGCCGTAACCATAGTCGCAAGCTCTAAACTTAGTCCACGACTGAGGGATATCGTATGGCTCCACCACGTGTATGTTTCTGTTAAACTCAGGAAAAGCTGCCCCTTCGTTAATATCCCAGTTACCTTCAAGCAGCTGCTTTCTTTGGTGTTCAGGCAGTGACAAAAGCATTGCTTCGTAGTCGCCACTCTCAGCTAAGTAAGGATTGTCAAACAAACTAGCTGGGATAAATCTTCTTTTAAATAGTGGTTCTCCTGCTCTACTGTGACCAGAAGGAAACGTTAGTGTCTCACCTGTTTCTATATTTGTAGCCCAGAATGACTCACCTGCAGGCGCTGGGTCAATAAACATTTTCTTTACCCAAGAGTGTCCACTGCCTCCTGGGTTAGTTGTAGCTCTCATATAGAGACCTAACTCTTTAGAGCTACTACGTAGACGTGAACGCATGTAGTTCCACGCATAAGGACTGTTCCACTGTGTAAGCTCGTCGAAAGCTATGTAGTTGAACGCTTGCCCTTGATAGCGCATAACGTCTGTGTCTTTGTCGAGGTAGGACATCCATAGTCGTCCTCCTCTGGGAGTAGTCCATTGAGACTTACGTTCGCTCCATTTAATCCCAGGAATTGCTTTAGGATATAACTCTTGGCTTTTCTGAATAAGTTCACGTAGTTCTTCCGTTGTATGTCGAACAAGTAGACCACTGAAGTCTGGGTTGTTCATGTCACGTAGAGGGTCTGCTAGAGTAGCGTAAGACTTGCCGCCGCCTGCTGCCCCACCATAAAGTACTTCACGCTCTGAGGAAGCCAGATATTGAGTCTGTGGGCCTGGGTTAGGCTTAAAGACTACCTCTTGTGCAGCTATGGGGTCAAACTCTGCTGGTTTAACTTCAGCGGGTACAAACTCTTCAGGCTGCGTCTTCTCCGCTATCTTCTTCGTAGGTGTAGTAGCCGAGTCTTTCTTTTTCGAGGATCTCGTACTGCTTAAGCGCTTTTTCGTACCTTTCGGTAAGCTTGCGTTTAATTGCAGCAAGTGATTTACGTTTTCTTTCGACATCTATACGCTTTCTTAACCCTGAGTGAGATATACGCCGACCTGACTGTGTAGATAACCAAGCAGCTACTTCTCTATAACTATACTGCTTTAAGTGTTTCTTTGCAAGATCTAATAGTTCTAATTCTTTAGAGATGGGCTTTAGCCAGTCGTCATCTTCAGGATCAATCTCGTACCCGAAAGGTATCTGATGTGTTAGACGTGGGATTCGCTCCCATCTTTTTACTTTGAAGTCAGGCTTAGGCAACATCCAGTAACCTAAGCTCTCACGTTCTTTTGCTTTAGTTATCCGTATCATTACTATCTTTAGGTGGTAGAATAAACAACCCACCCGAAGATTGCACTTCTACTCGTTCTGTTTTCACGATACCTGCACGGTCAAGTACTTCTTTTGCTGCATGCATCTTTTCTTTTACGCCTAGCTCAGTAGGGTCAACTAGAGCTTGACCAAATGCTACGGCTGCTTTAGGTCCAATACGTGACATGTATGTTTTAGTTGCATCGAAGATCTCATCTTTAAGAGCATCAACAATCAAACGGGTAGGCGTGTTGTCACTGTAACCTGCAAGCTTCTTAGCTTTAACTACGTCACCACCAGCTTCATCGAATAGTACTTCGAGAAACTTTAGTTGGTTTTCTGTTAGATTTTTTGCCATTAGCTTTCCTGTCGATATTCTCTGCAATCTTTTTGTAGCTTGTTATTATAAGTATCCTACCTTGCTTATCGTAGGCATAATACTTACCGTCCCTTTTAACTACGTAGTTAGATATATGATAAACCCCAATACACCAAACCCTACTAATAATAAAAGACCTGATACAGTCCAAGTTATTATAGCTTCTTGTAGCTCAGCTTTGCGATACTCTTGCTCTTTCTTTTGCTTTCGTATTTTAGCTTCTGTAGCTACAAGCTCATCCCAAGCTGACGGACCCATTGTAAAACTTATGTAGTCCTTTAGCTCTTTACGCATTTGCTCTGCTTTACGCTTAGCTGCAAACACTTCCATCGCTTCAGCTTCTACAGAACCTCCTAGTGTCTTCCACCAGGGAGGGTTCTTTACTTGCTTCTCAGCTTGTCCTAAGTCAGACATATGCCCAGCCCATTTAGTTAATTGGCTAGACATGTCTTGCAGATCTTTACCTACTGCAAAGCCTTTCTTAAGAGCGTTAAAGGCGACAGTGGCCCCACTTATTATTGTTACTGGGTCCATACTGCCTCCTCAAACAAGTATAGAACATTACTTACCTTCTTTTACGATACGCTTGATGTCTCCACGTCCAATACCAATATCGTTTAACTCACGGTCAGACATACGGTATAGGTGCATCTCAGCGATACGGCGGTTAGCTTCTGCTTGACGAGCTTCGATTAGTGCTTCTAGTGCACGTACAAACCAAGCTTTAATGTTGTAGGCCCACTTTGATGATTCAGAAATTACTAGTTCCATTATATATGTACTCCTTGTGTGTTTTAATGGATGTACATATAGTTATACTATAATACTGGGCCTTTTAAAATAACTAATTAGGAATACCCGTTATGCGTCAATGTCAACTAACTGTGCTTAACCAACAGGTACAAAGGTCTCAGTTACAGTGCACATAAAGTCTAGTTCAGGTGAAGAATTACCAGACGCAATGCATTTAATAGTATCTCCTGGTTCTAATACAAGAGTGGCACCTGTAAGCAAAACGTTCTCTCCTAAACCTAAGTTTTTACCTCCAATAAGCCTGAACTCAGCAGAGTCACTTGCTCTTACCCACTTAGCCAAAGCAGTCGTAGTACCATTTGCATTCACACAAAAAAGCATAGTTACTTCTGCACGACAATTAGCAGGACAGGTATAGAGAGTCTCTACTGCATCCTGAGTGTCACACACGACACCTTTACTGACTGAACGTGCAGATTTGCCTTGGTTAAAAAGTGTCATTACTTATTCTTTTTACTTTTAACTACGTAAGCTTCATTCACATCAGGTGTAGAGGGATCATCAGCGATGAAATGTCCATTCTCATCACGAGCACGTACAATCTCAAGATCATCTTTCTTCACTGCCTTTGCTTTAGGTGCTACTTTCTTAACTACCTTTTTAACTGCAGCTTTAGCTTTAGTAGCTAAACTCATCTCAGCTTCTTGACAGATAGCGTTTACGTTAGGGTCTTTACTTTGTACGTTACCGTAGTTGTCTTCACCTGCAGCTTGATTCCCCATAGAATCCCACACATAGCCGTGCTCATCTACACGATAACCTTTAGCTTCTAGAGCGTCTTGATACTTATGGTAATACTTCTGTGCCATTACTTACTCGTTTTCATTGGACGCTCAGCAGGGTTAGATGCACCACAAGCTAGTCCACCGTATGCGTATCCACGCTTCTTAGTCATACCGCCGCCATACATCCCAGCGCCCATCATGTCTGGTTTCTTTTTTGTCATACCGCCTGCAGCCATACCTGTCTTTTCTTTTTGACAGCCTTCTTTAGCGCATTTAGCTGGGGTCTTACACCCTGGACAAGGTTTAAATTTCATAACTAAGTTCTCTTTCTTCCTGATGCTGTTGTTGACCAATTAACTTTAGATGGTCCTGTCTTTTTCTGTGCCTCTTTTTTGGATATTTTTGAGGCAACTTCTTTCGGCCTACACGCTGGGTATGGGCGACTTGAGTCACTGGCTGAACTGCGCCCACATTCTTTACCTGTCTTAACGTCAGTCCATTCTTCACCAAACCACTTACCTAAGCCTCCTTCAGAAAAACCTCTACGTTGACTTTGTAATACATGTTTGCTACGTGACCTTGTTCTTTGTTGTGCCACTATACTTGCCTCCAGCTTTCTTGTACTCTTTCACTACCCAAGCTGAAGCGTATGCGCTGGGCCACACGTCAAACTTTTGTTTAGCTTGTGCTACCTTGCTATTGTATAACTTCTTATTAGTTGGAGTAGGAGTGCTACCACCTTCACTGTAACCACTCGCATAGATTGCTTTACCTTGACGTTCAGCTGCAGCTTTAGTTTTGTAGACTTTACCAGTCTTACCCCAACGATAACCACCTGCTACTTTTTGTACTGGCATTATGCGCTATCACCTTCTACTTTATGACAGTGTGGTGTAGCGTAAGCACCGCCTTGTCTTATGTTTGTAGCTACTTGTCCTGCTTCCTCTAAGCAAGCCTGCTCACTGTAAAACGGTTCAGGCTTAGCTATGATCTTACACGATAGTGCCATAGGATCAAAACAAACTAGCAGTATTCCTATCCACATATCACCAAGCCTTACAGGACCAGTAACGTGCAGTAAACTTATCCGTTGCTGTATCACAGTTATGTCTAGCTCTGAAGCTAGCACGACGACCTGGCTGATCTTTCTTGATAGTCATGTTAGGGTCACCAAAGCGTACAATCTTTACTTGGTCACCCTTCTTAGCTAATACAGCTGACTTCTTAGATTCACCAGGAGTACGTTTAGGTTTGTTGTACCCAGGGAATGTCTCACCACGATACTTGAGCTTTCCGCTAGGTAAACGTTCTACGTCTTTAGTTGTAGCCATCTAGTTTCTCTTTCAATGTTTTACGCCTAAAGGGTGCAGTCACAGCGTGATATATAGCACGACCTATTTGCGTAGGGGTAGGTAGTATCCACCCAAGTAGTAACACAAGTAAAACCCAAGGAGGTATATTCGTGTTGTTAATCTTCAAAGTATCTACAGGACCAGCTTCTACTTCTTTGAGAACCTCTGTAGTTATAACGTCCCGCCCAGCGCTTGTAGTTTCTTCTTGTTCGTATGTAACTACAGCTTGCTTATTCTCTTTACCTATCTGAGCGTTACTGTTTACTGTAGGACCGCTACCACCACCGCTAAAGAAAGGTAACCCTGTTAAGCCACAGCTAGATAATAGTAGGGTCAGGACTAGCCATCTCATTTTACCATTGCATCATTCAAAAGAATGATCTCCAACCTTTGTACAGACAGTTGCAACTCATTCGTAGTCTTAATGTTCCAACCTATGAGGCCCATTACTGCAGCAAACAAAACAGAGATTATAGCTTTCTGATCCATCTACCTATCTCTAAGAGCTTGCTCTATACTGTCTAACTTATTAAAGATAGCCTTAATAGTCTCTTTCATTTCTTTCATCTCTCTGTCGTGAGATATAGCTCTAGACTCATGCTGAGCTTGAATAACTGCAATATCTTTTTCGTTCTTGTTGACCTTGTTGTAAAGAAACCAAACAGTAACTACAATAGGTGCAACTAACCACTGCATAAATATGTCAATCATCTCATACATAATACTATTAGACCATCATTTCAAAGTGTGGAGCATCAATAAAAGGACGACGACCTTGAGATCTACGTAAGTCAATGTATGCATTCATTGCATCTTCAGCTGTATCATCGTAGTAACGGATGTCACCCTCTGACCAAGCTGCACCCCATTTGATAGGTACTTCTAGCTCTTCAGCTGCTGTAGCCATAGCGTCACATATATTATCGTAGACATTAAGTTCCCACGATACGTTAGAACCAAAGTACGCTACAAGGTCTACAGCGTGACTATAACCGTCACCTTGGATCAAGTGCTTACTTTTCATAGTCTGTGACCGCCCAGAGTTATACAACTCCTTCTGCTCAGCTAAAGTTCTGACTCCATAAGTCACACCGAAGTCTACATCTGTAAGCTCAATAGCACGTTTAACTACAGCCACAAGATCTGGGTGTACTCCATCTAGTTTATCTAAAGAGCGCTGGGATAGTTTAAACACAGCCATTTAACGCATATCCTTTGTCTTAGCACCCATAGGCTTACCAGCCATATAAGCTGTAGCACCCATGTATGCAGCTACAATACCTGTCTGTGCAATATAGAAAAGACCCAGTAGATCAGCTAAAGCTGCTACACGAGTCTCACTAATAATGTCACTAAACAACAAACCTGTGAAGCCAATCATCATAAGCATAGCTATCCAAGCCATGCGCTTCTGAGACTGTGCTTTCTCTTCACGTAGCTCTATCTCAAGCATACGCTCTTTACGTGCTATCTCACTTTCAGTGATGACTCCATCGCCATCCATGTCGAAGTCAACTACCATGTTCGCTGCGCTCACTCGTAAGCAAGCTTACTCCTGTTTATTATACTACGTAATGATACACTTCATGTGCTACAGCTAGAGCTACAATACCTAGAATAGCTGTCTTAGGGTTTGACTTAGCACAAGTCCATACTTTTTTAAGTTTATCTACCATAAGGTCTCTCTCTATTTCGTTCTAAACACTCATCCGTACTCTCGTACTCTATCTGGGTCTAACACTTCGTTACGCTTTAAGTGACCCTCAAGGTACATAGCTCTCTCTACGTGATCCAATGTGTACCACACACCAGTGTCTTGATAGATAGCTTGACGTACATAGAATACGTCAGACTTAGGGATGTGTACTTTCTGTAAACTACGAGGGTTATTAGAGGCTAATGCTTCGTAAAATTCTTCAATTACACTATCTGTTGCATATAGTTTTACGTCTTTTTTCATAACTGTCAAGTGTTAATTTCATTATGTAACTACAAATGTAGGAATACTTCCCCTATAGTTTAACTATAAGAGTTCTAACTTACATAGATTACTAAGGATAAGTATAGGTTAGTTAAACTGTGTAGTAGTTTAAACGCTTGAGTGAGGAGGAGACTAAGAGGGAGTTTAACTCTACTCTAGTTTAACTAACCTTAAGTATAACTATATAGTAGTTTTAACACTGTGTCAAGCTATATCTTTAGTTAAACTAATTTATTTTAACTATTGTAGTTATACTATACCTATGTCCAAACACTTATAGTTTAACTTAAGCCCCCTTACCCCCGTAGTTATGCACAAAAAGTGGGGGTTTGTCAAGCCCATAAAAGTGTCGCATGTGTAAAAAACTTTATATGTGTTGCATATAAGTCACATAATAGAGTAGATACTTAGTGAGTGTTGCATAAATGTCACACTATAGAGTTAGATTTGTTTATGTTAACGTAAGCAGGTAGAACTTGTAAGTTCCAAGGCACGTGTAGCCCACAAATGTTTTCACCTCTAAGAGGTACTATATGATCTACGTGATAGTCTTCACCAGTAACAGTTCTACAGTCACGCATTAGCTCATACATATTAACTATCTGTTGTTTATGCTCTTTGGTTAGCCACTTAGGTGTGGCTTGTTTATTACGGCTAACACGTAACGATCTGCTCTTTTTCTTGCTAGCTTTGCCATTAGGGGTCTTATCGTATGACTTATTATAATTAAGAACACAAGTTTTACATTGAAAGTAAGGAGATTTGTATGTACTGCCATCTTTACGTGTTCTTTTGCGTATACGATACTGCGATAAAGGTTTAACTTCCTTGCAAGTCTTGCATTTTTTAGTGCCTGAGTTCAAAAGAGCCTCACGTTCTTGTTCAGCTTTCTTGCGCCACTCTTCTTTCATACTCTCTATGGCACCACTTTCTTTGTATTTAGCCCACCAAGCATCCCATTTAGCTTTACCTAGTTGTTCTTTTTCTTTGTTTAAATATTGAGGTTCACTTTTTAAGTCCATATAGTCAGGGTCTTTAAGTCCAGTTTTAGGGTTGCTGCTTAGTTCGTCCATCTATTAAGTCTTTCTTTTTGTAATTTTCTTAGCGTGTGCCTGTATATAGTTATAACATAACAAAACATATATGTAAATAGGGGGTATGGCCTTTTTTGAAAAACCACTTCTGTTGCAGAGTACATATATACGTAACGGTATAGGGGTGGGTGGCTCCTGCGCCCCCATGTTTAACGTGTGCGTGGCGTATGCGAGGCGCGAGATGGGGTGCTAAGTCGTTGAAAATAAAGGGTTTTTCTAGTGATATGACATCACAAAATCACCAAAATAGCGATTCACACGGGCATATGCGACATGTGCGCACAGATCCGCAATTCATGCATGTAAACACCTATCCCCCCTTGCATGTTGCACACAGGCATACCGCCCCTAGTAGGCGCATCATACGCATCACGCTCTCGCATCACATCACGTCAGGCGCATCAGGCAGGCACATCACGTTGCGCTATCCGCATCACACGAAGCTCTCAACTGATTCGTTTTGCCCTGCCGATGTCCAAAAAAGTGATTCGTTTTGATCTATTTTCGGACCGTCCGAAGATAAACACCCTAAAGGGTGAAAAAAGTGTTTGACAAAAAACGAATCACCTGCCAAGTTAAATGCATCGAAACGGCGACAATCGCCACACAGCAAAAAAGGAAATTCGATATGACAAACGCAAAAACACAAAACGCAGTAGCAAAAGCACACGTCGACATGACAGTGACACATGACGGTCAGACATTCACAGTTGCAGAAACATGTGAACACATCAGCCACCTATTCGATCAGCGTGATGACACCGCAGAACTTGTTCTGTTCCAGACCCGTGATATTGGCTTATGGTTGCTTCAGCTTCGCTCAATCTATCCATCCAATAAGCAATTCGGTGCCGCTATCGCCGCCACACCCCTAAGCAAGCGCTCAGCACAGGACCGCAATGATGCAATGTTTGTCGCTGAAAACTGGGACAAAGTAGCGAAGCTAAACAAAGGCGGCGAACTCAATTCCCTTGGTGCTTCTGCGGTCCGTAAGCGTGTCAAAAAAGCGCAATCTGCAGGTAACACATCCAAAGGCAAGCGAGCGGATAAGCCTGCAGAGGCAGAGGCAGCACCCATCACAGCGGATAGCCTAGCGAAAGCAACGCTCAAGCTGCTAGCGGATAACGACATCACCCTTGCCGATTTCCGCAAGGCATTGACCAAAGCGTCAAAAGCGTAATAACATCACACAGCCCGCTTAACGGCGGGCTTCACTCTCACTCACAAACACAAGGACACACACCTATGAGAGAACTTTTGAAAGCATTGTCATATATCGGCGTTAGTGATTATTACAACGTAGTTGATCTGATCATTCAGGAGCAGCACGAACAAGGCACACACGATTATGACGCTGCCCTAGCAGAAGCGGTTAAGCGCATTAATGCAGACCCGCATAGGTACATAGAGGACTATGCATAAACATCACACAGCCACCCTTCGGGGTGGTTTTTCTTTTCCCTCTATCTTCGGACCGTCCGAGGATAACAACACACAGTAAGCTTGCTTACGAGTAAGCGAAGCGAACACATTGGAGATTTTTGATATGACTAGCAAACAACGCAAAGCGCAGCAGCGCACACACACCCTTATGATCCTACTCAACATGCTATGCTTGGGACTATTCGGCTTTGTGCTAGGCTATGCTGTGGGATCTGGGCTGCTGTGATATGGGACGGCGCAAGTTCCCACTACGCAAGCGTATACTGATGCGACCTATGAAGTTTCGTTGGCCTCATTATGGTGGGGTTGACAAACATTTTATGGGGTGTCATTCTTATATACATACGAGATCGAAACCGCTATCTTCGGACAGTCCGATGACAGCACAACCCACAAACAGGAGAAAATGATATGGGTGAATATGTAATCTTTGCAATCGACAATGACGATAACGTACATACTAACGCTAAGTTCTTACGCTATGTAGATGAGCGTGAAGTGATGGGTAAAACCAAAGGCAAGATGAAGTTGTGCATCGGTTCATACAAGGGCAAGCTTGAACGCTCATACATAATGAGATGGGATGACTTTATGGAACACATCGCTGAGTCTGGATATGTAGACAATCAAGAGTCTGTACTGATCCTGCGTGATGGGTACTATGGCAAGGTGTACGCTACGCTCAAGTTCAACAACGATGAAAGCAAGTTCCCAAATGTAGGACATAATGACCTATTCTTGGGTGTGTTCAGATCCATCCCTGCACATGAGGCACAGTATGAGGAGGCGTGGACCTATCGTCCAGACCTGGATACATACTATGTATGTGAAGAGATCACAGAGGAGGTGGCTTAGGCCATCTCTTTCTTCGGACCGTCCGTAAATAGAGGAGTTGACACTATGGACAAGATTAAACTACAAGGTGGTATGCATTGGTCTGACGATGAGATCGTGCATTACTTCGACACACATTGGGGTGTCACTATTCGTAAGCTGAGCGCTATGTCTGGACGCTCAGTAGGTTACGTCAAAGCTTTGCTAATGGGGGAGCAACACTAATGAAAACAGTAACATTGACAGACTTTACTAACCGAGAGTTTGATTTCTTAGCAGAAATGATCCACGAAAAGTTAACTGATATGGGATACGAAACAGATGGCAGCTTTTCTTTTGATCTTGTAGTCTCATTTACACCTGAAGAGGAGAACTCACAATGAAACGTCACGCTAAATCTGCATACACTAAACTCAAGAACATAGGTGTGCCTATGTATATCCACGAAGGTGAGAGCTATCACTTCCTCATCAGCGCAGAGGAGAACTACGATACAGTATGGGCTGACTATTGGGCTATGTCTGATGGATCGTATGGTGATCTGGATGACTTCGGTGTAAACAAAAAGATCCAAGCTATTCTAGATGACTATGGTCTATTCTCTGAATGGCAGAACCCTGGTGCGTTAGGAGTGTATGACCAATGAAACACTATGACATAATAGGTAATCTATGTGCGTTTGAATCAGGAGACTTAGACGAAAAAGAAACGCTTGACTTGTTTCAGGAGCTAGTGAATACTGGTATGGCTTGGACCTTACAGGGAAGCTATGGACGTACAGCTAAGATTTTCATTGATGAGGGTTTAATCTCGGATGGTCCGAAGGTAGAGGAGAACAACAATGCGTATACGAATAGGAGTATGTAAAGATGACTGAGCAAGAAAAGCTAGAACTTGTAAGAGAAAGCCTGCAGTATGTACGAGAGTGCATCAAGCAGACGATAAAAACAAATGACGTATCACATCTGAGTGGTACGCTTCTTGTCCTTGGCCTACTGGATGGCACAGAAAAAGTATAACGATACGAGAGGAGACTTCACAATGTATCAACGTGACTGCAACACTATTGCTCAATACGCTATGGCATCAGCCGATGGATTGTATGACGTGATAGAGTTCACCCTATGCACAATCAACATGCCACTCTCACGTGTCATACAGCAGCGTGTATCTATTAAAGCGGAGGGCATCCACAGCAAGTGGGTGTCCCGTACTAAGGCGCAAGGCATAGAGTATGCCAAGGCTAACGCCCAGCGCTTGCACAAAGAGATCAACGCCATCGCTCAGCAGTATGGCACAGACACTATTGATGGCGCTCAAGAGGCTGTGGATCTGTTTGTGTCTATTCCGTCTATCGGTATGGTCAAGGCAGGTTTCATTGCACAGATGTGCGGCTTCGAGGTGGCTTGTCTGGATCGCCACAACATTCGTATGCTCGGACGGTCCGAAGATAGCTTGCTGCTTAACAAGAAGGTCAAGCCTGAGCTACGCCGCCGCAAGATACGTGACTACGTTAAGCTGTGTAGACGCAAGGGTGCTGAGTACTGGTGGAACACCTGGTGTAACTACGTAGCTGACAAGGGCGGTATGAATAAGTCCTTGCCAACTGGTGATGCTGTGTCTAAGTATCACGTCACTGCAATTATGGAGATGTAATAATGCTAGATCAAAACTTCATAAGAGTAGAACACAAAGGGCAAACTGTGTCTATTGTACAGCACAAGTACAAAGACAGAATAGAGTGTCAAGAGGTTGCAATAGTACCACAATCAGGGGCGCAAGCTATTGAGACAATTATTCATTACAGTGGCAGCTTGGATAGTCTTATAGGTACCTTGCAATTAATCAAAGAGGAAATAGAAAATAGATGCTGAGTTCAACTACACTTATGAGTACAAGGAGATGAACCAATGAGTAACGATGTAGCATACAAGATGATGAACGATGTGATTACACACACTGAGTGTGTAGTGGCTGTGTATGTAGATGATGAGATAGACTACGTAGGCCGTGACATAGATAAGATATGGGATGCAGCTACTGCGTGTGACGAGGTAGAGATAGGTCTATTGAGAGAAGTAGAAGTAGTTGAACACATCTACGAAAGTGAGCCTGTAGACTGGGCATACCTAGTGCACGGTAACGCACCTGATGAGACTATCAGTGACTGCTTGCACGGCAAGTGGATTGACAACTGGTGTAACGTTACCGACTTTGGTAGCAAGCCTTATGTAATGGAGTTAGAACAATGCCCTTAATATGTAGAGCAACACGAACAGAACTAGTAGCTGAGATTGCAGGTGCAGTGCTAGAGAATATGTACTACGCTAATGTGACTGCACCAGAGGACTTGTACTTTCACGATAAGGTGCACGACTGTATGATGTATACAGATGATGCACAGGATAGATTCAATACGCTGTTCGATATAGTCGAGGAGACTATCGGTAGCTACTTACTTAATGAGGAGATGAGTGATGTACACTGTGACAATTCTGTGGGGTGAGTACCCTGAAGATTCAGCAACAACAGCTGAGACATATGAGTTCAGCACTAATGCTGAGCGTGAGGCATTCCTGTGGGGTGTCGAGGAGATGCACGGATGGTTAGGCTATCAGATATTGGAGCAAGTCGATGAGTAAATACTACAAGATTCACCTGAGCATTACAGAGTTGGTAGCACTAGAAGCTATACTGAAAGCCGCTGACTCTTGGGTATTGAAAGATCTTACTGATGAGGTTATAGCTTTTATTGAGGAGCAAGACTTGAGCTTTCCGCTAGGTAAACGTAGTAGATTTATTATGGAGTACGAATGTCCATGTGGTGAGGTGTGGTTTATGCAGCATGACTGTGCTTGCAATGATCGCTGCCCATCGTGTAACAAAGAGAATGAACCAGTAAGCGTGGAGGATGTGTGATGAAATATAAAGTAGCAGTGGTTTTATATGAACGGGTTGAGGCTGACAGTGAGGAGCAAGCTAAGCAGAAGTTTAAGGATGACTTTGAATTTCAAGACTTAAACTATGCGGAGTATAACATTGAGGAGATCTATGATGCCCAGAGTTAGATCGACAGCACAGATGATTAGCTTCTTGGATTGGGAGGGTTATGTACCTGATGACATTCCAGAGGACGAATGGTGGCGTTGGATCAAGGACAACGTTGACGGTGGAGAGTTCAACGACAGCGGTGTAGGTGATTGGATATGGGAAACAGACGTGGAGGTATTGGACGATGAAACGAGTTGAGGTATACTTTAATCTGCACAAGAAGCTATTCAGTGTGCGTGACTGTAAGACAGGGCGTGTGATCGACCACACTAATCATGTGGCTATCGCTAACCCACAGTTCGTAGTACGTAAGGCAGGACGTGAGCGTGTACTGCGTGAGCGTAAGAAGAATGTGCATGCATTTGTGCGTGGTTACATCTTGCCTGAGGATGACGAGGCTTGTGCTCGTAACTACTTCCACACTGTGTGGCACGGCAAAGAGGTGACGTATAACCCATACAAGTACAGCAGCTTTGTAGTTAAGGACACAGAAGAACCTATTGACAAAGCTACAGTGGCTGTGCTAACAGGTGGTGGTGACCAGAAGGTTAAGACAAAGGTAATGCTAGGAGCAGGGTATGAATATATATAAGGAGACACAACAATGACTATAGCTACACTAGACGAGACAGACGAGGATACACGCTACCTGTGCGAAGTGATAGACGACAGCAAGTATTTGATTACGGCATGCAAGACTGAGCAGTCAGGCATACGTATGCTTGCATTGCTTGAGACACTATTCAACTTTGCTTGGTTCGATCTATCTTCGGACCGTCCGAAGTTAAGACTTGATGAGTATGACTACGACAGGTTCCTTGAGTACAGACATGAACTCATACGTCCTGTACCTAACGTGCAACGCAAACCAAAACTTATTGTCATAGACGGAGGGCTTGACAAATGATTACTAAACAACTAAACCTGAAGATACTTACTATGTGTGAGAAGATCTTGCCTGACACTCGTATGGCAAACAACAAAGAACTAAAGAACTTACTATCAGAAATTCGTACAGCACTAGAGGAGACAAAATAATGTTTGTATGTTTCGCAACTAAATCACTTAACGATGGCACACGTGGCTTCCGCTTCAACTTCGCAGGCATCAAGGGCTTGACCCGCAAGCGCCAGTCTATCAAACGCTTTGGCGTAACACGTGGTGCTTGTATGACTGCATACCACATCGGTAAGCGCAGCGTGTACATCGAACAGTCTGGCAACAAGCGTGGCTCACGTAAGGTGCGTCACTTTGCAGGCTAACACACACATTGGTGGGGCTACATGGCCCCGCCTTTACTTTACATGAGGAGACAAACAATATGTTACAAGACAAGACATACGAAGTTAAAACATGGAACCACAATGACGCTGTGATCTATGTCACAGAGACTAACTCTTACTTGAAGAGTGATCCTGACGTAAAGGATGGCACAGGTAAGTGGGTCACAGAGACAGACGTTGTAGCTGTGATACCTGTGAACAATAATGAGGGTGTAGATGATGACTTCATCGTCAAGGTAAACGAAGCTGCAGCTAGCCTTGCTGCATTATATGAAGGGTCACCTGATGCTGAGATCAAGATCCATTACACAATCAACTCACACCCATATGTGAACTTATAATAGGAGAACAACAATGCCTAACTGGTGTATGAATACAATCACTGTCAGTGGAACCAAAGAGAAGATGGATGCTTTGGTTGCTGCTGCTCAAGAAGATAAACTACTAGAGTTCCTTAACCCTATCGGTGAGTGGGACTACAACACAGCACTCGAAGAGTGGGGTACTAAGTGGGAGATCAGTGACGCTACTGTCGATGGGCCTGAAAAGATTGAAGGTGACTACTGGGCTTACCTAAGCTTTGATAGTGCGTGGGGTCCACCCATCGAAGCCTATAAAAATGGAATAGCTAATCACGACATCAAAATATCTGCATCGTACTACGAGCCAGGTATGTGCTTCGTAGGTCTGTATGATTTAGAAGAGGACAGTTGCTACGAAGTAGACTTTACAGATGATGACTGGTCTGATAATATACCTAGTGATCTAATCTCTGAGTGGAGTTTAGATGATGAGTATGAGAACTGGAAAGAGTATCAAGAGGAGTATGAAGATGCCTAGTTATAACGACGATCCAAGACTGTCACCCCTCAACGAGGAACGTAATCGTGTAGCACGTGCTATTGATGACTACGAATGGGAGGGTGACTTCGATGACGCTGACTCTCTACGTCACGAGCTACGCCACCTTGACGCACTACGTGACAACGGAGATGTGTATGTTCCAAATTTTTAAAGACCTACTACTGTACTGCGCCATCGCACTGATGGCGTGGGTTACATTTGGTTTAGGCTTTGGAGTGTTTTAATTATGAGTGAGACTGGAGAAAAAGAAGATGATCCGACTGATGACGTTACGCACTGGGTTGGTAACTTACCTGAGTCGAGTAATGACAGCGCTGAGCGTACTGATCAACGTACTACTGGGAGGCCAGAACAATCAGACGTTCAGCGCAAGAAACTACCAGTGGCAAAAGGAAAAGAAGCCTAACATTGTATACTTTATAGATCTTGCGCTGGGTCAGGGTCATTGTGTAGAGTGTTGGGCATACTGGAAAGTGAGGAGAAAATGGTGAAACGTAAACAGCTAGACCTCAAGGGTACTAACAAGCTGCGTGATGCAGTGGACGCTTACCTACACAGCCCTTCCTTTGCTGAGCTAACTGGTCCGACACAGAAACAGTACGAGACCCGACTAGCTGTAGTGTGTGACACAACAGTGCAGAAGGGTAAGATGTTAGGCAACATCAAGCTACGTGACATCAGTGTCAAGCATGTGACCTACGCTTACGACACATGGGTAAATCAGAGAGGTCCACGTGCAGCTAACTACAACGCTTCGTGCCTGAGCATAGTACTTAACCTGGCTCGTCGGCACGAGGCTCTCTTGTACAACCCTGTGTCCCTACTCAAACGTAAGACTGATAAGCCACGCAGTGTGAAGTGGACGACTGATGATGTGCGTTTGTTCTTAGACACAGCGTACATACAATGGAAGTATCGTAGCATTGGTCTTATCGTGCACATGTCATACGAGTGGGGCCAACGTATAGGTGACATGCGCCTACTTAAATGGGATGCTATAGACTTCGACCAAGAACGTGTAGACATTACACAGTCTAAGCGTGGGGCTGAGGTACACCTGCCTATTGACGATGGGCTACTTGTTATGCTCAAGAAACAGAAGGAGGACTTCGGGTTTCAACCTTACGTAGCACCACACGTCAAACCTAAGAGTGGCAGCTACAACCCATACTCTGAGACAGACATACATCACTACGTCAATCGTGTTAAGGATGAGGCAGGACTAGATCCTGACTTACAAGCACGTGACCTACGCCGCACAGCTATCACTGAGATGGTAGAGGCAGGCGTTGATCTTGTAGGCATCATGCAGGTGAGTGGACACCAGAACCCTGCCAGTGTTAAGCCTTACCTAGTCAACACACTCAGCGGTGCATCAGCTGCACTAGCTAAACGCAAAGGAATTACTGAATGAATATCAGAGGCTTCCTAGATACACTTAACTTAAAGGATGGAGATTCGCTACGCACGAACTGTCCTAGCTGCAAGTCACGTAACACATTCACTTGCTATAAGGATGGTGGTGACTACGTGTACAACTGCTTCAAGCTTAGCTGTTCACTCAAGGGTGCATACGCTACAGACATGACAGTCGAAGAGCTTAAGCTTCGTATGGCTAAGCCTAGAAACACTAATGAAAACAAAGAGTTACAGCCCTTAGTTTATCCAGAATATGTAGTGCAACCTACGTCTGATCACGTTCTGTTACATAAGTTCATTGATCAGTATGACTTACACAACGAGGGCTTGATGTATGACGTGAAGGACAGACGTGCTGTGTTCCCTATACATTACAACGGTAGGCTACTGGATGCTGTGGGCCGTGCACTTGATGGTGCTATACCTAAATGGTATCGCTACTCAGGCCAGGCTGACTTCTTTACTAAGCGAGTGAACCCTGATGCAGATGTAGCTGTGGTAGTTGAGGATGTGATAAGTGCGATAAAAGTGTCACACTTTGTACCCAGCGCAGTAGGGTTTGCCATACTAGGTACATCACTTAATGTTACAATAATGAAACACTTAGGTGAGTTTCGTGAGGTAGTCATAGCGTTAGACAGGGATGCCACACACAAGACCTTGCAATACAAACGAGAGGTAGAGCTATGGACGGGCCTACCTACAAGAGCATTACTACTTGACGACGACATCAAGTATGGTGTACAAGATGATATAATGAGACTTAAGGAGATGATACATTGATAGATGTAACTTACATTAACCACATGGGTGATGACTTATCTGTAGTTAATGCTGCACGTGTGTCGTTTGGTAAGAAGAGCGAACTTGTGGAAGGCACAGTAAAACAGGACGAACAAGGTGATTACCTTGAGATGGTTCTGTCTGATCGTGACACCAAGCTGATCCGTTACCTAGCCAAACACAAACACATTAGCCCATTCGGTCATGCCTTTGCGTCCTTCCACGTCAAGGCTCCGATATTCGTCGCACGTCAGCTAGTGAAGCACAAGTTCCTACGTTGGAACGAGATAAGCAGACGCTATGTGGATGAAGACCCTGAGTTTTACTTTCCTCTTACGTGGAGAGGACGAAGTGCTGACAAGAAACAAGGTAGCGAGGGTGAGGTAAAGAGCAACTTCAACATCAACTATCACACTATGGCAGCATTGAAAGGATACCAACAAATGTTAGATGAAGGTGTAGCACCAGAGCAAGCACGTATGGTATTGCCACAGTCGATGATGACTGAGTGGTACTGGTCAGGTAGCTTGGATGCATTCGCTGACATGTGCAACCTACGCTGTAAGCCTGACACACAAGCAGAGACACGTGAGGTAGCAGATAAGATTAGTGCAGAGATGGCTAAGCTGTTTCCTGTATCGTGGGAGGCGTTATCAAATGAGTGATGACATAGGAAAGATTGGTGTCGAAACTGTAGAGGAACACGAGGATGGTAGTGCAACTTATCAGTTTCACATGGATGCACATGCTCGTGGGTTACTGGCAGAGGAAGGGCTGAAGCTAGTACTCTACTGTGCCGCTGCTGGTTTAGACATACAGGTAGTGTATGACTTTATCCAAGATCATATTGAATATGAGAAAGAGGAATACAAGTTTGGAGACTTAAATGAGTAAGCTACCAGAAGGGCGCAAGCCACTACCTAATGAGTGGTTCATTGATAGAGCTAAGATTATTCAACCAGACAAACCAAAGAAAGAAAAGAAGTGTGTAGGCTGTGGTGGCCCAGCGCACAAAGATGACTGGTGCAGCTTCTGCTTGGAGGAGGAATAGTGGTAGATACACATTTCATTTACGGTATGCTAGTCATGTATGGACTAGGTGCTATACTATTGCTGTACATTACAGATGCAGCAGAGGAAGACAGACCTAACGCACATATATGGTTGGCACTTACGTGGCCTTTCATTACTGTGCTGACTGTGATTGAAGACCTAGTGTTAGGCGCAAGAGGAGACTATGACGATGAGTGAGACAGCGTTACTACGCACTCTGTTAGACAAAGAGTTCTATGACAACCACAAGGGCATACGTTGTCCTGATGAGTTGTTCACTAAAGACATGCGTAAGATCAAGCAATCCCTAGATCAAGCAATGGAAGTGTACGACAAGTCAGTCACACCTGCTGAGCTAGAGTCATTGTTCTTTACAGCTAATCGTACTATGACTACAGCAAACAAGGAGACATACAAGCAGCTGTTCAAGAAGATTGAGAACGAGCAGCCTATGCATCAAGAGATAGCTACTGAGGTTATGTCTCGTTTGTTTCAACAACACGTAGGTGAGAAGGTAGCTAACCTTGGCTTCAAGTATGTCAACGGTGAAGAGAACAACCTTGAGTCATTACGTACTTTGCTTGATGACTACAAGGATAACTTCACACCTAACCTCAACATCAAGTTCGAGGACATTGAGCTAGACACTGTGCTTGAGGGTATCCAGATTGAGAGTCAGTGGAAGATGAACATACCTAGCCTGCGACAACGTGTCGAGGGCATCAGTGGTGGTCACTTAGTGATGGTGGGTGCACGTCCTAACACAGGTAAGACTACGTTCCACGCATCTCTTATCGCTGCGCCTGGGGGCTTTGCTCATCAGGGTGCTAAATGTCTTGTGCTTACTAACGAAGAGAAGTATGTACGTGTAGCTGCACGTTACGTACAGGCATCGTCAGGTATGACTATCAAGCAGATCGTAGAGAACAAAGCTCTAGCGTTGAAGCGATACAACGAAGTCAAGAAGAACGTACAGATGAAGGACAGTACAGGCAAGGACATGAACTGGGTTGAGGCTGTAGTGAAGAGCTACCGTCCTGACATTGTAGTTCTGGACATGGGTGACAAGTTCGCCAATCGTACTGGTGATAAGTCAGACATCTACTTGAAGGATGCAGCTATCCACGCACGTAACATCGCTAAGCTGTACGATTGTGCAGTGATCTGGATGTCGCAGCTGAGTGCTGTAGCTGAGGGTGTAGTACAACCTGACATGTCAATGATGGAGGGCAGTAAGACAGGCAAGGCTGCTGAGGCTGATCTGATGGTACTGATCTCTAAGAACAGACAAGTTGAGGGTGTTGACTCAGATGAAGACTTGACAAGGTACTTAACTATTGCTAAGAACAAGCTCGACGGTGGATGGCACGGACGCATTACGTGTGAACTAGACGGTGACATCGCACAGTACAGCGCATAAAGAGGAGAGCTAGAGTGAGGACAGTACTAGACGTAGAGAACAACTCTCTTGTACGAGAGGGTAAAAAGATAATGGACCCTTGGGAGCCAAGCAACCATCTTGTGCAGGTAGGTACAATTAACGTGGATAACCCTGATGAGATGCACTTGCTTACGTTTGATCACCAAGAGAAGAAGGACACGACAGGAGGTGCTGCGTTCGTACTGCAAGCTGTACTGGACGAGACAACCTTGTTGATACTACACAACGCACGTCACGATATGCCGTGGCTATGGGAGTCAGGCTTCCGCTATGATGGGCCAATCTATGACACAATGATCGGTGAGTATCTGCTACTGCGTGGCGTGAAGCGTAACATCAGCTTAGCTCACTGTGCAGAAGAGCGTCAGCTACCTTCACGTAAACTAGACGTACTCAAGGAGTACTACAAGAAAGGCTACAACACAGATGAGATACCACTGGCTGAACTACTAGAGTATCTTATTGGTGACTTATACGTCACACGTGAGTTGTTCCTAGCACAAGAGCACGACTTCTCTCAGCCAGAGAGCCAATCAATGATACGTGTACGTGACATCAGCATGAAGGTGTGCATGACATTGTGTCGCATGTATCAGCGTGGGTTCAAGGTAGACCGTGATGCACTTGAGGAAGTTCGTGTTGAGTTTGAGCAGGAGAAAGCAGAGCTAGAGACACGCATCAACACAAAGGTACGTGAGCTTATGGGTGACACACCTATCAACATGTCATCACCAGAGCAGAAGTCTCAAGTTATCTACAGCATGAAGCCTAACGATAAGAAGGAGTGGGCTGAGCTATTCGAGTATGTCAATACGGCTGACGAGTATCGCTCTACTGTCAACGCTAACACACAGCGTGTGATGAAGACTAAGGCTTACACATGCCCTACATGTAATGGCACAGGTAACACGTACAAGATCAAGAAAGATGGTACACGTTACGCTAAGCCTAACAAGTGCAAGGACTGTGAAGCACGTGGCTACAAACTAGAAGAGACTAACCAAGTAGCAGGGCTTAAGTTCTTCCCGCCTAACAAAGAATGGGTCAGCGATGCAGGCTTCACTACATCTAAGTCTAACTTGGATCTGCTTATCGCTACAGCTAGATCAAAAGGTATGGATGAGGCTGAAGCATTCTTGTCTGACATTCGTAGGTTAAACGCTATCAAGAGCTACTTGAATAACTTTGTGGGTGGTATCGACTTGTTCACTAAGCCTGATGGTTTCTTACATGTGGATCTATCACAGACTACTGCAGCTACAGGCCGCTTTAGTGGGCGTAACCCTAACATGCAGAACATGCCACGAGGTAACACATTCCCTATCAAGAAAGTATTTGTGTCACGCTTCGATGGTGGCTACGTAATGGAGGCAGACTTTGCACAACTTGAGTTCCGCACGGCTGCGTTCCTTGCACAGGACAAGACAGCAATGGAAGAGATCGCTACAGGGTTCGACGTACACAGCTACACCGCCAAGGTTATCACTGATGCTGGTCAGCCAACGACACGCCAGGAAGCTAAGGAACACACCTTCGCACCCCTCTTTGGCGCAACTGGTTTCGGAAGACCCAAAGCTGTGGCTGCGTACTACGAACACTTCACACAGAAGTACACAGGTGTAGCCAAGTGGCACAAGAAGTTAGCCAAGGAAGCAGTCAACCTACTAAAGATTACTAACGTAAGTGGTAGGCAGTATGCATTCCCTGACTGCCACCGCAGAGAGAATGGTAGCGTGAGTCACATGACTAACATCAAGAACTATCCAGTGCAGGGGTTTGCTACTGGCGATGTTGTACCTGTTGTATTGATGGAGATTGAGGAGAGGTTGAAGCCTTTGAAGTCTTGCCTAGTCAATACCGTACATGACTCAGCTGTTATAGATATTCACCCAGACGAGAAGGAGTATGTAATTGCAATGATAAATACACTCAACGATGATCTCAATCGTATCATCGAAGAAGCCTACGGAGTAGAGATGAATGTGCCTCTGTTATTAGAAGCAAAGATTGGTCCGAATTGGCTTGACACTAAGGACGTTTAGTGTTATAACTACGACTCTTTGAAACTGTGTAAATGTGAAAGGATACACAATGAGTAATACACAAATCGCTTTGGCAACTGATGGTAAGTCTATCGCAGAGATGATGGGCTTGGCTGAGAACTCAAGTGGTAAGCGTTCAATGCTGCCTCGCTTCAGTCAGATCCATAGTCCAATCAAAGGCCAGATCGAAGTCAACGGCAAGACAGTTAAAGTAGATGCTGTTCCTGCAGGTTCGTACAAACTAACCCAGTCAGACGACAAGGTAGTGTACGCTACAAACCCTAAGATCCGCATCTTCGCCCAGCGCCAGCAGTGGACACGGTGGGACTCTCAAGCTAACGAGATGATCAAGACTGTTCTAGTTAACAACTTGAATGGTGACTTGAAAGACAATGCAGGTGGGTTCAACGCAGGCCGCCCATCAGGTTACGTTGAAGACTTCAAGTCTCTACCTAAAGAGACACAGGAGTTAATGCGTAGCACTAAGCGCACTAAGGTAGTGTTTGGTACTGTCGTCATGCAAGGTGCTATGGATGAGCAAGGTAATCCTATTGAGGATACAGCTTTGACTAGTCAAGAGATTCCATTTGTTATGGACGTTAAGAGCCGTGGCTCAATCAAGGCTATTGATGATTCACTTAAGGCAATCTCTCGCAAGAACGCACTGCCTATCCAGTACCACATGACGATGGGTGCAGAGCTACACGAGATGCCTAACGGTAGTGAGTACGCTACGTTCACTCTTGATCTAGCTGACAAGCATGAACTGGATGAGTCAGACAAAGATATCTTGGACAGCTTTATGGACTGGATCGCAGGCATGAATGGCTACATCAATGACCTACACGAAGAGCGTAGTGGTGGTACTATGTCAGCTAAGGCTGAGGCTGTGATCAATGATATCGTAGACGTTGAGGTTGCAGCAGAATGAACCACACAGCTGAGCTAGCCTTACACACATTCCTACAGAAAGCACTTGCAGGTGAGACTACAGTTGATGAAGCTGTGATTGAGCAGGTAGGTAAAGACGTAGCGGATGCAGTGCGTAAGCAGTTCAGCAGCGGTCCACGTGACAAGTTTAAACTACGGATGTCCAACCTTGGACGTCCGACTTGTCAGCTGTGGTTCGAGAAGAATGACCCTGAGGATAAGACACCATTCCCTCCACAGTTCCTAGTGAATATGATGCTAGGCGATATTGTTGAGGCGGTATTCAAAGGGCTTCTTCGTGCTGCTGATGTAGAGTTTACGGATAACGAAAAGGTTGTACTCACTTTGTCTGATGGCACAGAGATCAGTGGTGAGTACGACATGGTTCTTGATGGTAAGGTAGATGACGTTAAGTCTGCGTCACCTTGGTCTTACCAGAATAAGTTCAAGGACTTTGAGACCTTAGCTAAAGGTGATAGCTTTGGTTATGTAAGCCAGTTAGTTGGTTACGCTAAAGCTGCAGACAAAGAAGTCGGTGGTTGGTGGGTAGTCAACAAAGCTAATGGGGAGTTCAAATATGTTGACGCTTCTGGTGTTGATGTCGATGCGGAACTACATAAGATCGAAGAGACAGTCGAGTACATACAATCAGACAAACCGTTTGAGCGTTGCTTCGAGGCTATCCCTGAGACATACTTCAAGAAGCCTAGCGGTAACTTGAAGCTGAACGCAACGTGTGGCTTCTGTGCTTACAAACATAAGTGTTGGCCTAACCTACAGACACTACCCTCTCGTGTGTCTAAGGCGGCTGATAAACCGATGATCGACTACGTATTCATAGGAGATGAAAGTGCCAGCGAAGAGACATAACTCTCGTAGATATCGTAGCGGCTTAGAAAAGACTGTAGCTGAGTTCTTGAAAGTTAATCAAAAGAGATTACGTTATGAGGACTTAAAGATTGAGTGGAAGGATCTCAGGTACAGGACTTACACACCAGACTTTGTGTTAGATAATGGCATCGTAATTGAAACCAAGGGCATCTTCGATAACGAAGACAGACGTAAGCATATAGCTGTACGAGAACAACACCCTGAGTTAGATATACGGTTTGTCTTCAGTAACGCTAACGCTAAGTTATACAAAGGAGCTAAGTCTACTTATGCTGCTTGGTGTGAGAAGCATGGCTTCTTGTACTCGCACAGGACTATACCTCTTGAGTGGCTGCAAGAAGAAGGTACACCACTCAGGACTAGCTTGATAGAACTTAAGGAGGAAAAGCATGGGTGAGATAGGCAAAGACGAGTTCGCAGTAGTACTCAAGCCAACAGGATTAGTTGACGGACAATACACTACTGTGTCTGTCTACTTGATGACACACGACGATAGCACACTAGATGAGAGCAACTTCAATCGGTTGTTTCATGCGGGTAGTTTGATGGCTACGTTCCTTGAACTTGTAGAAGAGCACCCAGCGCTTATGCGATTAGCTATAGAGAAGAGGGATGAGATAGCACAATCAGACTTCTTAGACACAGACATGCTAACACCTTTCAGTAAAACTTATGGGAGTGCCTGACCGTGAATAAAAAGTTTAGTGTAACTTTTGTTCTAGAAGTAGATGAGGACAACAACATACTGTCCTCTTTAGAAGAAGCACATGTTGATGATGTGTTTGATTTAGTAAAGGATATCTTCTACGATGTGGATGATGTCGAAGTAGATAACTTAAATGTTAAGGAGAGACTATGAGTACATTAAGTGATGGTGACTTAGAAGCCTGGGAATACTACAGTGAGACATATAGCAAGAAAGAGATGGGTTTAAATGCGTACCAAAAAGCAGCAGCCAAGACTGCCATTTACAAAGCCGAGCATTCTATTCTGTATCCTGCGCTGGGCTTGGCAGGTGAAGCAGGGGAAGTCGCAAACAAAGTAAAGAAGATGCTGCGTGATGGTAACTTTGACCGTCAAGCTATTGCAGCTGAAGTAGGTGACGTGTTGTGGTACATTGCTGCACTATCACGAGATTTAAACTTAGACATGCATGACCTTGCTATGAAAAATCTAGAGAAGTTATATGGACGCAAGGCACGAGGTACACTTTCAGGTTCAGGAGACAACAGATGAAGATTAGGCGTTTTTACTTTACGAAAGAAAGTGAATGGTCTCGAAATGTCCGTAGAGAGGACAAGGATGGGCCTTGGTGTCGTTATGAAGATGTAGAGAAACTACTGGAACGCATCGAAGAACTGGAAAAAGGAAAAACAGATGAATAACTTTTTACCAACAGACTACCAAGCATTTATTCACAAGTCACGCTACGCTAAGTACTTCGATGGGTATGGGCGTGAGTCTTGGGATGACACAGTAGCACGTTACGCTACCAATGTAATCGCTGACAAGGTTGACGCAGAGACACGCTTCGAGATTGAGCAAGCTATCCTTGGCTTAGAGATCATGCCATCTATGAGAGCTATGATGACTGCAGGCCCAGCACTAGATCGTGATAACACAGCAGGGTACAACTGTTCATATCTCCCCGTAGATGACCCTAAGAGCTTCGACGAAGCGATGTACATCCTCCTCTGCGGTACTGGTGTCGGCTTCTCTGTTGAACGACAGTACGTATCTAAGCTTCCCGAAGTGCCTGTCCTCTATGATAGTGACACTACCGTTGTCGTTAAAGATAGTAAGGAAGGGTGGGCTAAGGCTTTCCGTCAAGTGTTGGCACTCCTATGGGCTGGTGAGATTCCTAAATGGGACGTGTCTAAGGTACGCCCTGCAGGTGCACGACTAAAGACATTCGGTGGACGTGCCAGTGGCCCAGCGCCTTTAGTTGAACTGTTTAACTTTGCTGTGTCTACATTCAAGAACGCACAAGGACGTAAGCTATCTTCACTAGAGTGTCACGACTTGATGTGCTTCATTGGTCAGATCGTTGTGGTTGGTGGTGTACGCCGCAGTGCTATGATCTCTTTGTCTAACTTGAGTGATGATCGTATGCGTCACGCTAAGTCAGGACAATGGTGGGAAACTGCAGCGCACCGTGCATTGGCTAACAACAGCGTCAGCTACACGGAGAAGCCTGACGTAGAGACATTCATGCGTGAGTGGACTGCGCTAGTAGAAAGTAAATCAGGTGAACGTGGAGTGTTTAACCGTGAAGCATCTAAGAAACAGGCAGCTAAGTTTGGTAGACGTAATCCTGACTTTGACTTCGGGACTAACCCGTGTAGTGAGATCATCTTGCGCCCTTATCAGTTCTGTAATCTTACAGAGTGTGTTGTCCGTGCTACGGATAGCATCGACGATCTTATTCGCAAGGTACGATTGGCTACAATCCTTGGGACCATCCAGTCAACCTACACAAAGTTCCCATACCTACGTAAAGTCTGGCAGAACAACACAGAAGAAGAACGACTGCTAGGTGTCTCCTTGACAGGGATTATGGATAACCCTCTGATGACATCTCAGAATGCAGGATTGGAGAAGACCCTTGAACGTCTACGTGAAGTGGCTGTTGATACTAATACTGAGTGGGCTAATAAACTTGGTATTCCTGTATCTGCTTCTATTACATGTGTTAAACCTAGCGGCACAGTATCTCAGCTTGTTGATTCTGCATCTGGTATCCATGCCCGACATTCAGACTATTATATCCGCACTGTACGAGGCGATAACAAAGACCCTCTCACTCAGTTTATGAAGGATCAAGGTATTCCATATGAGCCTTGCGTCTTCAAGGGTGACACTACTACAGTGTTCAGCTTCCCTCAGAAGTCCCCAGACAATGCGGTAACACGTAATGACATGACTGCTATCGAACAGCTAGAGACATGGCTAACGTATCAGCGTCATTGGTGTGAGCATAAACCATCGGTGACTATATCAGTCCGTGAATCGGAATGGCTAGACGTGGGTGCGTTTGTCTACAAGCACTTCGATGAAATGTCAGGTGTGTCATTTTTGCCACACTCAGATCATACTTATCAGCAAGCACCATATCAGGATTGCACAAAGGATGAGTATGAGGTATTGCTAGCTAAGATGCCAGAGCGTATCGACTGGGCTAAGCTGTCTGAGTATGAACAAGAAGACAACACTGTAGCTATGCAGACGATGGCTTGCTCTGGTGACTCGTGCGAAATCGTAGACCTAACATAGGGTCTACACCATCGCCCTGCGTAAAGGTCTGTCGCATACGTGATGATGGGTACTGCGCAGGGTGCATGAGGACCATAGATGAAATACGTGATTGGATGATAATGTCCGACTACGAGCAGAAGAAACTTTTGTTTGAACTTAAATGGAGACAAGATGTACACAATCATCAGTCGTAACCAGTGTAACTTTTGTGATCAAGCTAAGGCACTACTAGAAGGGGCTAACAAAGAGTACGTAGAGTACAACATACAAGAAGAGACTAGTGCATGGCTGCTGTATGTGCTTAAGCATTCAAGCATTACAACAGTACCACAAGTGTTCAGTGAGAACGGTAGTTACATTGGTGGGTATAGTGAACTAAAAGAATGGTTGGAGAGTAATGCAGCTAGACCTCTTTAAAGAACCTGTAGTGTCTAACCTTAACCCTGAGCTACGTCTATGCAAGAAGTGTGGCGAAGAGAAATCACTAGATGAGTTCAACGCTATATACTACAGGAAGAATGGTGAAGCTACAAAAGGTTACAGGTGTGCAGCCTGTCAGAAAGAACACTCTCGTACAGTAAGCACACTAAAGAAGATGCACCCTAAGCCTGTTGATAATGTGTGTGAATCATGCGGTGATGTAGCAGAGAAGATTTGTTTAGATCATAGCCACAAGACAGGAGAGTTTAGGGGGTGGCTCTGTGAGGGGTGTAACCACAGTGCAGGTAAGTCTAATGATGATCCTGTTAAGTTAGAAAAGCTAGCGGAGTATTTACGTGAACGATCCAGTTAACAAACCAGTGCACTACAACCAAGCAGGTATAGAGTGCATCGAAGCTATTGAAGCTATGACAGAGAACATGTCAGGCGCTATAGCACCACACGCAGCTAACGTACTGAAGTACATGTGGCGGTGTGAATACAAGAATGGTCTAGAGGATATTGATAAAGCTATCTGGTATCTAACTAGGCTACGTCAGCGCTGGGTAGAAACACATAAATAGGTGTTGACACTGTGTTTTACTTATGGTAGAATACACGCACATGCCAAACAACGGAGTAGTTATGTGGCTTTCAGTATAGAAGAAGAAGCTAAGCGTTTCATTGAACATAAGCGTGTACAGTTTATTCAAGGGCTAGACGATGCAGCGTCTGACTTGATACATTACATAGATGATAACTTACACAATGCTGATGAGAAAGACTACGCTATCAAGGCTCTAAAGGAAGCTGTGTTGTGGTCTCGAAGTTGTGCAACCAAACATGGCATAAAGTAGAACTAGAAAGGGGGGCTTAGTTGCCCCCCTCTTTTTATTATCTCAAACCTAATAGTTTCTGTTGTTTCTTTTCAACCTCTTTGTCTAGCTCTATGTAGCCGACAAGGAGTTGTATCTGTTCCGTGTCTAGCTTCGACGGATCTTGATCAAAGCCCATATCTTTTAAGTACTGAGCTAGGTCTTTCTTATTAACGAAGCTACCTTCCCCTAACTTAAATAATAATGATGTACGTGTATCCTCAGGGTTAAACGAGTTCTCAAGTAAAGAGCGTATCTCTTTTTTAGCCTCACTGATTACACGAGAGATCATATCCTTCTTACCGCTTGCAGAGGCAGACTTCCAAGCATATGTGTCAAGTAGCTCAGCTGCTTTGTAGTTAAGGATAGGCGTAATCATACTGTTGACATCGTTGAGTGGTTCTGCAATAGATGAACGAATATTAGTACGCCACTGTGCTAGGCCAGCTTGGTTAAACATTTCTTGTATAGGACTCTGTGCTAGCTCTTCACGGAAACCAAAGATACGCCCAATAGGAAGACGATCCTTGCTTGATGTGAGCGCACGTTCTTTCTGCTCAGGCTTAGTGTACAGCTGCATAGCGCTTAGTAGCTCATCAGTGTAACGTACAGAGTTGTTCAACCACTCACTACCTTGACGACGATCAGGTGACACATACTCGTCACCCTTCATTAGTGAAGCTGTGATGTTCACTGGATCAAGTGGACGAGAGTAGCCTGACAAATACATAGCTGCAGACTTTTGTACAACCTCAGTAAGGACACGCTTAGTTTCAATGTCATCAGATGTAGCAATGTCGATAAGCATGTCGTATGAAGCTTGGATACTATCGCCTAGCTGACGTGTAAGTTGTTGTGGTCCAAACGTAGCCGCTACCTCTTCAATAGTCGCACGAGGTATCTCACCATCACGTACAACGTAAGCAGCCATACGACCAATAGCTTTGTAGAAGCTGTAAGGGAAGTCATATTGTCTGTTACGTATAGTACCATCTGAACTGCGCTCTTGGAAGATGCCAAGCCCTTCCTCTAAGTAGTCCTTCTCATACGTATAAGCTGCGCCAATAAAGCTTAGACCTACAGCAGACTTAGTTAGCAGTTCCATAGGGTCACGTGTAGTACCAGCCAGATACTTATGCACTAAGCTGATGCCTGTGTGGTCCATCATGTGGCCTAGTGTGTTATTAAAGAACTGTCCAAACGGAACCATCGCACCAACCACAGGGTACTTACGAATATCCTCGACAATCTTAGCAGCAAACTGTAGTGTACCCTTTGTGCCACCATAAGGCTTAGCGAACACAGCACGTAAAGCATCATCAGCTGACTCACTAACAATCTGTGCGTACTTGTCACCCTGCATATTCTTCCACAAGTTAGGGTCACGAATAAACTCAGAGTAAGTTACACCATATTCAGCACGAATACGTTTATCTACAGAGTACATGAACTCTTGTGTCTTAGTGAGCATGTCTTGTGCTTTAACGCCGTAGATAGTTTGCAGTCCATCCATAGCTTTACTGAATAGACCCTCATTCTGAGATAGCTTCTCAGCGTCAGTAACGCCAATCTCTTTAGCCATCTTACCAAAGTCTTGGAAGCCAATGTCTTTAGCTACTTCTTCTAGCTCAATACCACCAGACAAGTAGCGGAACATCTTCTTCTGTGCTTCAGGGTTATACGCAGCAAAGTCCATAAATGCTTCGTATGTCATGTGTGTGTCCAGAAGGTTACGCATCTTCTGTTTCTGCAACGTGAACATCAACCCTGCACGTTTAGCATACTTAGCTGCACCTTCTTTGTTGAACATAGCAGTCTGTAAGATAGCGTTACCACCATACAAAGTGCCACGTACAATGTCAGACATACTTTGCATAGAGCTAGCAGTCTGCCAACCAATCAAGTTGAGCGCTGTAGTACCAGGGTGTGTAACAAGCATACGAATAAGGTTACGCTGCAAGAAGCTAGTCTTAGCTGCAAAAGCCTCACGCACTCGTGTAGACACAGGCGGTAGTTCTGCCTTGAGTAGTTCAGGTAGTACCTCATCATCAGCTACCTTAGGTATGTAACGCAATGTACGTGCAGCTTGTGACAAGATGTTAAGCTGTTGACCTGCTACGCTGAACTCTTTAGCATCCATATCTAAGGCTTGCAGTAGAGACTTACCTTTGTAGTCAGGCACAGCTTTACCTAAGGTGTTACGGAAGACATCATCTAACTGATCTTGTACATTCTGAGGCATCTCACGAATAAGATCATGCATCCAGTTAGAGAAGTTGTCATCGTCTGTACGCTTAGTCCAGTTACGTACACCATTCTCAGCTAAGATATCAGCAACACCCTTGAAGCCTAGCTTCTCGTCACCCAAGTAGAAAGCTTTACGTATTTGTGTTTCTTTAGATACACGCTGTCCGTTGCCTAACAAACGCAGTAATCCACCACGTTCTACTTTATCAGCAAAGTCTTCCATATTCTTCTTAAAGTCAGGTAGACTATCTTGGAAGCCACGTAAGTCTAGCTTCTCCTTAACTGACTTAGTTACATCCCCAGCTATCTCACGAGCACGAGCTAGGTCTGTGTTAGCTCTATCAAAGTAGAACGCAGCTAGCATATCTGAGTCAGCATCAAAGCTACGTCCTAACATAGACAAGCCCATAGATAAGCCTGTACCAAACGCACCACCGACTGCAGCCACAGAGCCTTGTACTAAGTCGTACTCACTCTGTAGTCCTACCTCTTGCATAGCTTGCTGATACACAGCATCCATAGACACACCAGCTACAGTGTCAGTCGCACCTGTGTACAGCGCTTCCTTTACAGCCAGACCTTTAGAGGCTTTCTTAAACGCTTCACTACGTAAGGTCTCACCTATAAGCTTACGCTCTACTTGCTTGGCTGCTTGCTTAGCGCTTTGAGTCAAGCCTTGCTTCTGAATAATCTTAGCTACTTCACGCTTAACACCTTCTTTGGCTAGCTGTGCTGCAGCCTTAGAGCCGCCGCCTGTAATAAGCTTACCTACACCAAGAGATACAACGTTAACTGGATCAACAATAAGCGCTCTACCGTAGTCGTACACAGCGTCCAGCTTCTCCATGCCAGACGTACCCTCAGCAAAGGCACCCTTCATAGAGTCAAACGTCTGGTAAGCTGCAGCAGCCTCAGCTTTCTGTGCTTCTGTGGCACCATTAAGATATGATAGTTCACCTACAGTAACGACAGACTGACCAAAGTTAAACTTACGCATGTGGTTAACGTAGGCATCAGCTATCTCTTGACGATCAAACTTATCCTCAGTCATACCAAACTTAGACTTCATGTAAGGCGCATACTTTTGGAACACGTCATCACGAGTAAGGTCACGCACACCTTCAGGGTCTAAGTAGGAATCTACTTGTTGTTCTACTTTCGGACGGTCCGAAGATACGTCTTCAGCAGTACCAAGAAAGGCATCTAAAGGGCTTACTGTCTTTTGTTTTTCTTCTTTCTCAGGTGTAATAGGATCACCCAAGAACATATCTAAGTTAGCCATAGCTCTACCTTATCGTTTATTCAGTGCGTCACGTAAGTCGAATAGAGAGTCCAGTAGTTTTCCTCTTGATGTTGTTTTAGGTAGTTTACGTGTAGCTTTGATCAAACGTGTTATATCAGCTGGTTTCATAGTACCAGAAGATATTTTCTTTTCAAAGTCCTTGAATGTTTTAGATCCTGAACCGTGGGCAGTTTCAATGTTATTCATTAATTCTGGATCAGCAAAGGTAGCAAGATCACCTACGTTTACTTTACGTGTGTCCTTATCAGGAGACATCAAGCCTGAAGGTCTAGCACTAGTGTCTACTGCAGAGATAGAAGGTACAGTTGCATCAGGCTCAGTACGAGTATCACCTAGTGGTGCTCTTGTTCTGGTCTGTGCGTCAGGCTCTCTATTACGAGGTGGACGTACATCATCAGTAGTATCACGTAGTCCTAGATCACGGAAGCCTACAGTACCTACTGCACGAGGATCATACTCAGGCTCTTCACTAGTATAGAAGTTCCAGATGTCATCAAGTTTTTCTACTAAGGTTTTACCTGAGATAGGGCCACGATATAGTTCGTCTGTAGATGTGTCGATCTCTTGGTTTAACTCTAGTGTCGTCTTGAGGTCTTCAATATCTTTAGGGCTAGGGGTCTCACCTTTATTGTTTAGCTGCTGCACGACACGTGTTACTTCCCTGTCAACTTTAGCTTCCTCTACTACATCATCTGCTAAAGTGTCTATCACAATACGAGGTAGTGGTTGCGGGAAGCTCTTCTCATCTTGCAAGAACTGTCGTGCATCATCACGAATACGTTCTTCCATATCCGCTTTTTCCTGAGTATTGACACGGTTCTCATACCAAGCAAGAATCTCTTCTTGAGTATATGATTTAGGAGCTTCTGTAGGCACAGTTGCAGTCAATTTACGCCAAGCATCCATACCTTGTTCGCCAAGTTTCTCTACATGATCTGGCAGTCTCTGTAATGCAGCGTCTAACTCGTTAGTCTCATCACGGAAGCCTGGAGCACCAGTCATATCACCTAAGTCTGTAGTTCCAGTAGAACCTCCATAGTATTTAGGGTCTAAGAAGAACAGCGGATCAGCAAACTTTTCTGCTAAGGTAAGGTCTGATCTAACTCCACGGAAGTTTTTAATGTAGTCCATCACAGACGGTACATCTTCAGACTCAAACTTCTTAAGTTCTTCTTGTAGGTCTTCAGGAAGAGGTTCATTAGCTAGAATACTATTAAACATTAGAGCGCCACCATCTTCATTTATGAAGGTGTCAAACTCTGCTTGTAAATCTTCTGGCAGAGACTCTTTAAGAGAAGTAGCTGCTTGTTGTACCTCTTGAGTCATAGCAACAGAGACATCATCACGCTTACGGAACCCAGGAGCACCAGACATGTCGCCTAAGTCTGTAGTTTTAGGTGCAGCTTTAGCTTCAACTGCCTCAGGTAACTTAAGAACGGAGCGAGGTGGGTTATTACCTATCTGCAATGTATCACCTAATTTGACTGTACCACTCTTAAGTAGATCCATTGCCTCTGCTTCAGTTTCTACTACGTGTGCAGTTACAGTAGGGGGAGTAGTTGTATCTGCTGCTGCAGTAGTAGAACTAGTAGCAGCTAGATCATCACGTTCACGGAAACCAGGAGCACCAGACATATCTACTTTATCAGTTTCAGCTACTTCAGCTTCTTTATCAGTTTCAGCTACTTCAGCTACTTTAGCTTCATCTTCTTGATCTGCAAAATAGTCCGTAAATGCAGACGCAAACATGAGAAGATTAGTATTACCCTCAATATTACGAGGATCTTCATCATAAAGAGCCTTGGCATAATCGAATATACTAGTATCGTATTTATTTGCATAAGGTCCAATACCAGCAATACCTTGACCTTTAAAAGTTTCTAGCTCTTCTTTCTCTTTTACTATTTCTAATCTTCTATCTGCATCTGCTGTTTGCCATTCTGTATCTTTCTTAGCTAACTGCGCATCTACAGAAGACTCGAATTTATCAGTAATCATCAAAGCAATATTACGTTGTACCTGGGAAGACAATGGCTTAAGAGGTAAGTCTAAATCAAGAGGTGAACCTGGAGTAGGACCAGCACTGCCCATAATACGATAAACGTCACGGCCTGTGTAGCCATTGATGTACAGATCATCCATCACCTCGTCTTCCATCATACGAGAGTCAAGACCTAAGATAGAACCAAACAAGCTACGCTCACGCTTAACTGGGTTGTCAGAGCTTTTATACAGACCATAAGCACGTTTAACTACAGTGTTAAGATCTTCGTCAGGGTTCTCAGCTACATAATCTTTGGCTTTCTTTACGAGGCTAGACTTTTCATCAGCTGTAAGATCAGTACGTGAATCAATAGTAGCTTTAAGCTGAGCCAGTCCTTGCACACCGCTTGTGTCTACTACATAGCGTACATCGTCTTTAGAGATACCGTTAGTGATTAGGTAGTTAGCTACACCCAGCGCAGCATTAGCTTTACCTTCACGATCAGCTACTGCACGTGTACCGTAAGTTTGTAGATACTCTTGACGCTTAGCTGCACGGTCACGATAGTACTTACGATCTTCTTCAATTAGCTCTGAGAACTTAGTCCCAAAACCTGCCATAAAACCTGCTGCCATGCTACTAACCTCTCGCCATTAAGCCACGTTGTTGCATCTGTGGCATCTCTTGTTCTGCTTCTACATCCATCATCTCTGGCGCTGGGCCTTCAATAGGTTCTTCCTCACTATTAGCCATCATATCAGCAGTCTGACGCATAAGCTCAGTGCCTGCGTCTTCCTCTTTGATGTCTCTTAGTTTACGGCGTAGTAGAGCTACAGTCTCTTGCTCTTCTTTAAGCTCTACTTCAGCTTGGTCAGGCTCATCACCCATCTTGTAGTCGATACCTGCTTCTTCAGCAATACTGATAAGCTCTTCGTTGATAACATTACCAATGATAAGGCTTACATCTATAGAGTGAATACCTTCCATCTGTGCTGTAGTAAGTGCAGTCTGTGTAATAGCGTTAACAGGTACACCTAGCTGTAACATCTCTACGATATTATCTAGTGCCTCAGGCTCAGTTAAACCATCTAAGTGAAACTTAATAGCTTCACGAGGGTCAACAATCTCAGGAGGTCTTTCCCAAGGGTAGTTCTTTGGTGAGTCTGTAAGCGACTGCCCAGGGATAGGAGCGTTAAGTAGATCTGCCATTGGTACTCTCTTTGTTATTATTGATAGTAGCTCTTAAGGCTACCTAGTGTGATTGGTCCTGTCTTATTGTTGCTACGCCAGTTAGGGTTTGCAGCCCATGCATCATCTGATTGTGTATATACGACAGTAGAGTCAGGCTTACCTTTAAGACGTTTAGCTAAGCTTGGTGCGGCTTGCATTAGAGCTAGAGGTACGCTACCATCATAGTCCCAGCGCTCTAGGTACTTATCGTAAGCTTCTACCTGTTGAGTAGGTGTCATGTTAGTTATGTTAGCGTAGTCAATACCAGCTTCAGTTGCAGGGTCTTCACCAAACTGGAACAAACCTTTGTAGCCTAAGCTGTTAGTAGTATTCCAAGACCAGTCTTTGTTTTCACCATTAATAACAGCGTAGATCTCGTTAACTGTAATGCCGTACTTGTCAGCTAGCTTTCTTACTGCAGGTACAAACCCAGGGTCATTAGCTTCCTTAGCCATAGCTTCAGCGTTCTTAGTGAACTTAGATGTATAATCAGCTTCTGTCTCATCAGCATCTGTAGGATAACTAAACGTAGCATCAGCTGAGTCAATCATACGATCTGCTTGAGTTTGTACAGCCTCTTCAGTTGCAGCTAAGTCATCCTCTGCAGTAATCTGTACGTTCTCTTCAAAGAAGTCAGGCGTACTGGAGCTAGCTGGCTTACGCTCTTCTCTGATAGTTCTAATCATATCACCTAGATACGTAGGAAGCAGATCTACTGGGTCTGTAGGAATAGGAGCAGAAGCAGCTTTCTCTACTGCTTGAGCCATAAGACCTTTAGTTCTAATGTTAGTACTGCTAGCTGTAGGTACTGAGGTAGCTTTACCTACAATCACATCAGCTAGGCTCATCTCTTGTTCTGCCGCCATTAGTTATACCTTTAGGTGTTTATTAAAAGAAGTTAAAACCAGTTTTAGATCCGAGAGCCTTAGATGCTAGGTAATTAAGGCCACCCTTAAGAAGTGTAGCTGTCAATGAACCTTTACCCATCTCATCAGCTAAGTTAGCTTGGCTCTCTGATGACATCTTTTGTAATAGCGTAGATGACATACGGTCTGCAGCATTCTCAGCTGACGTAAACGCAAAGCTCATAATGTCACGCTCACGTTGCCAGTACGCATCTAAGTTAGTAGCTGTAAAGGCATTAAGAGTTTTAGCTGCAAGCATGTTACTCTCGTTAGCTGCAGCTGTGTTTAGTGTAGCTAAGTTCTGTCGCCACTGAGCATTAGCTTGTGCTACAACTAGACCATTCTGTGCGTTAAACAAGTCACGCTGCTGTTGTAGATCTGCATTGAACTCACGCAAGGCGTTAATGCTATTCACGTTAAACTGTGCCATAGCGTTCTGCTGAGTAGAGTTGAACTGTGATACTTGAGAACCCAGGTTAGCAAAGAACTGATCAGTCTGATTCTCACTTGTAGCGTTAAACTGTGCAGCTGCATTCTGTGCTGCTTGATCAGTAAACAATGCTTGGATATTCTGTTGTGCCTTAAACATAGCAGTCTGCTGTGCGTTAGACAAGTTAGCCATATCCATCTGCAAGAAGTTCTGAGCGTTCTGTACTGCAGTCTGCTGACGGTTGTTTAAGTTAGCCATGTCTAGCTGAGATAGTGCAGCTGCCTCAGCCATAACCATTGCTTGACGATTAGATAGATTGTTTAGATTTACTGTGTTAGCTGCACGAGCATTCTCTAAAGCTACCTGCTGTTCAGCTGTGAAGTTCATATTAGCTATATCACCAATACGTGCTGAGTTAGCTACACGTGCTTGGAACGCTTGGTCAAACTCCATGCCCATAAATGTAGCACGTTGTTGTGCAGCAAGCATAGCACGTTGCTGACGGTTTGTCAAGTTCTGTGACTCAAACTGAGCCATAATAGATGCATCAGCTTGTGCGATAGGTAGTGCAGCTTCCATTGCTGCTTGTACTACAGCTTGACCAGCAAGACTAGAAGCACCTAAACCACGTGCAGCTAGTGTTTGCATTGCTGTACGCATAGACCCAGCAGCCCATGCAGGTGTTTCACCGCCCTCAAAGTCAGCCATAAGTTTATCTAGTTGACCTGCTACAGTAGCTTGCTTAGTAGGTGTAGCTTGTGCAGCTTCAATTTGTTCAGTGAACTGTGCAGCTTTCTCAGCATCAGCCTCACCAGAGATAAGCTCACCCTGTTGTATCTCACGTTGAACAGGGTTGTTCATCATAATAGCTGTACCTTGAGCAGCTTCCATACCACTCACAGAGGTAGTAGCTTGCTGTGCAGCCTGTGCTTGTGCTTGCTGTGACACTTGACCTTGTGCAGCTTGAGTAGCGGCTGTTTCAGCTTGTACAGCATCTGCCACAGTAGTTGGAGCCACAGTAGCTGCCTGTGTAGGTGTAGGCGTAGCAGCTGTAGCAACAGTAGGTACAACAGAAGCAGGTGCTTGGGGTGCCATATATCCAGCTTGACCAGCTGTAGGAGAAACCATTTGTCCTGCTTCAGGTTGAATCATAGCTACGTCAGATTGGTATGGCTGCATAGTTTGACCAATTAGGTCTTGTGTTTGTTGACCTAGCTGTTGTGTGAAAGCTAAGCCAGTTGTATCTGTAGGAGTATTAATGGGGGTAGGTGCAGCTACACCGCCAACAGCATAACCTTTTTGTTGTACCATACCCCCACGATATAGAGCAACTCCTACGGCACGTGCTTTGGCTTTCAGAGCATCACTACTATTAAAGAAAGCCTTAAGAGGCGTACTAGACTTAGGGCCATTGTAGCCATTCATCTTAGCAATGGTGTATAAAGCCTCTGTTTGCTTACCTGTTTGAGTCATCTCTTCAGCCATTACACTGTACCTTATTAGTTATATTATTATAAACTTAAGCTGCCGCTTCTGCTTCTTCTTCTTCGGTAACTTCTACAGACTTAGCAAGCATATTTACAAATGCATCACGACCAATGCTTAGCTGATCTAAGTTAAAACGTGCACTAGACAGTTTACGATCTAGGTCATTAATGTGATTCAACATAGTCTGTTGGTCTTGTGTTAAGTCTTCAACGAAGTATTCTTTGTCGTTGATAGTAATAGGTGTCTTTTCATTTTTACCCATAACTTTCTCCTTTGTTTGTTATTGAGATTAGCACCAGAATTAGTGCTATATAATTATAGCTAATTTAGCTAAAATGTCAACTATGAATTAGCTGCAATAGCTGCATTAACCGCTGTCATATCTTCTGTAGTCCAGAAGTCTTTAGCAACCATTAGCTGTAGATGCTCTACGTTGCGTGACACAGTGTCAGCCCATTCAGCATCTTCCATGCCCTCTGGTTGTCCAGCGTTTAGCAAGTCAACAGAGTGACCCATTGCTGTGTAGTGTTGTGCGATTTCTTCCGCAGTTGGTGTATCAGTCATGTCTTTATCCTTTTCTGACTAATGTTAAGCGTTTTCTAGGGCAGTGATCCGTGCCTCTAGTTCTTTGATTGTAGCGACCAAGAGTGGCACTAGCTTGCTTTGGTCAATGCCTTGGTAAACAGGGTTGCCATCATCATCGACCTCGTTGTGTGTGCCTGTGATTGCTTCTGGTACGACTGATTGAACCTCGTGAGCAATAAAGCCATCAACAGTTGTGTCTGCGTCTGCAATAAAGTTGAACCGCTTAGGCTCTAGTTGCTTGAGGCGATCTGTTGCATTAGTTAGTTCAACTACGTTTTCTTTTAGGCGGTAGTCTGAAGAAGTGTTGTAAGCTACACTTGAAGTTCCGCTAGTGATGTTCCCTATATTTGTACTGTTGTACCAAAAGGCAAACATTGTTCCTGTTGCATTGTTTTTTCGTGCAAAGAAGTTATTGCCTGTAAGAGAACTTGTTACACCTAAAGTTTCACCACCGTTTTCTACCTGAGTGCCGTCAAGCGTCCAACTTACTGAGGTTTTGCCCAATAGGAAGTTGCCGTTACCGTCAATATGCAGCCTAGGATTACCATCCCCATCCGACAGCACGATGTTGTTGCTTGAGGTGCGGATGTCCAAGCCGCCTTGGTTGCCGTTGTAGCGGCCTAAGATGGTGTTGTTAGTACCAGTAGTAATAAATGTTCCAGATTGTTGACCTACAAAGGTATTATTTGATCCTGTTGTTGAACGCCCAGAGTACTCACCGACAAAAGTGCTAAGATTGCCTGTAGTGTAACTAAGCCCTGCGTCCTTGCCTACAAATACATTATATGCGCCTGTAGTATTACTATACCCTGCCTGATACCCAATGGCTGTGTTGTCTCTGGCGGTGGTGTTGTTGTAGAGAGCCATAAAGCCAACCCCAACATTATAACTACCTGTCGTATTAGAGTAGAAACTATCCTGCCCCAAACCAGTGTTTTGTGCGCCTGTAGTGTTTTGGTATAGAGAACGGTATCCTACCCCAGTGTTGTTGCTGGCGGTATTAGAGTAAAGCGCAAGACGACCGATCCCAACGTTAGCAGAGCCAGCACCACCAGCCCGCATCGCAGAAGAACCGATAGCGGTGTTTTCATTTCCTAACCCAGCTAAACCTGCGTACGTTCCAATTACAGTGTTGTGTACTGATGCCGTGGAAACTTTTAGTGCTTCGGCACCTATGGCAATATTTTCGTAACCAGTCGTGTTAGCTGAAAATGCTTGATAACCAATGGCAATATTTTGGTTCCCAGTCGTGTTCGCATATCCAGCCTGATACCCCAACCCCACAATCTGTGTACCAGTAGTATTACTGTAAAGAGACCGAAATCCTACTGCCGTGTTGTTGCTTGCAGTAGTGTTGTTGCTTAGTGCCTCCATACCCAAAGCTACGTTGTAACTGCCCGAAGTATTTGAGAAGAAAGCAAGGCCACCAAGTGCTAAGTTTTGTTCTCCAGTGGTAGTACTATACGCAGCCTGTCGGCCCATAACCGTATTGTAATTGGCTGTGCTATTGTAGAGAGCAGCAGACCCAACCACTGTATTGTAATTAGCCCCTGTCGCAGATGCTAATGCATCCGTTCCCAAAGCTGTGTTATTAGAACCGCTATTTATTGATGGTGCAGCACCATACCCCACCGCTGTGTTTGACCCCCCAGTTGTCATTGCAGTCAAAGCATTGGTTCCGATGGCGACAGAATAGCCATTAGCGCCGCTTGCAGTATCAAGCGCAGCATTACCTAATGCTACGTTATTAACACCGTTTGGATAGTTCCCATCCAGCTTGATCGTGC